GTTGGAGAGATTTGAGAATTATCGCATGGCAGCCATTACCGGAGCCATACAGAGAGGAGCAGGAAAACAATGGCGAAGAAAATGAATGACGAGGAGATGTTGGAAGCAATGGAACAGGCAGTGAGACACCACCAAACTTGAGAAAGGATTGGAGAATGAATGCAAAAGAATTAACCATTAGACAAGTAGGAGACTTTTGCAGTAATACACTTTGCAGCCATTGCCCTATTAAAGAATGGAATGAAAAAATGGATTGCATAATGGATGTATAGAAAGCTTGAGATTACCAGAAGTCTCAAACATGATGTTAAAAATGATTAAAGGGAAACGAGTTTATGAAAGATATTAGAGCAAAAGCTGAGGAATGGAACGCAGGCTCAACGAAGAAAGTTCCGTATGAGTTCGTAGAGTTCTGCGAGGGCAAGAGAAGCGTTAAAGCAAGTGGAAAGTACTGCAAGTGGGTAGTACACGATAACGAATCAGCACTTGTAAAAATTGAAACATCTTGTAGAGATGTGATTGGTTTTACATCGTTTGATGGGATGCTCCAAAAATTTGTTTTCTGCCCATACTGTGGGAAGAAAATTAAGCTGATGAAGGGAAAAACAAATGGCTGAACAAATTAAATTTGAAATGGACTCTGACGAAATACTTGGCATCTTACAAGAAAGCAGCGATGCAGAAAGCAAATTGGGAAAAGAATGTTGGAAAACTGGCTTGAAGGAAGATGCAATGAAGCATTTCAAGAATGAAGCTGCTTTTAGGATTGCGAGTAATGCAGTTAATGAGCTGGTATCAGTGAAGCCAATCAAGATTATAGAAAATAGAGTTTACAAATGCAAATCTTGCAGTTATCGCATTGCGTGCGTTCCAAACGCAACAAAATCTTGTGATCAGTGCGGACAGAGTTTTTACTGGGAGGAGCAAATATGAACGCGGAATTAAAAGTAGTGCAGGGGGCTTCGCCCTTGCTATGTTAAGCAGGGAGTGAGAAAAAAGTCAGCAATGTTCCATCAGTGGGAAAACGTAAGTTACCCAGTAAGAGAGGAGGAAGAGGATGAAAGTATATAAAAACCCTTTCGTGAGCTATCCGTGCTATTTTGTAAAAACGGGAGCTGGATGGTCTGCAAGAGGGGAGGCATCGAAGAGCAAAGGATATGATGTGGAACTGCATAATGGGAAATGGACATGCAGAGACGGTTGTTATTATGATGATACAATCAAGCATGAGTTGATTCTGGTAGGTGAAAATAGAAAGCCCATTCACAGCATCATAAAAGAAGCAGTAATTTGTGCAGTATTAGAACTTGCAAAGGAGGTCAAATAATATGTATTACATGGATGACGAAGATTATTTCGGGCCGAGCGAGTTTGACACAAAAATCGAAGAACTTAAAAACGAGCTTCGGAAATCTGTAAAAAAGGAAGTTAAGGACGAACTTGAAAAGCTACGCGAGGAAAACAAAAAATTGCAGGGCATCAAGGAGAACTTTGAATCCATAAAGGAAGATTATGATAGAAAGAAAGCAGAGTACAAAAGCGCAATGAAAAAGGCTGGAACCAAAGCTGCACGAGCTAGGCTGAAAGCGTTAATGGAACAATTTAAGGTTGTTACGTGGTCGGTAAAATGGGACTACCAGTACAAAAAGAAATGTAACAAATGCGATAAGGACAGAAAAGTCAAAGTGGCATTACCATCCGGAAACGTGGTATACGATGATTGCAAATGCGGAGAACGCAAGAAAACATATCAGCCGAAAGAAAATCTGCTATATATGCTTAGTGATACTAGCGGAAAGATTACGGGCTGGTACAAAGAAATTGCAGATGGGTATTTCGACACAGTTGGTCGTAGTGCATATGTAATAGTGGATCACAACAAAGATTTCAAAGAATTAGAAGAAAACTTGTGGCATACATTCTTCACAACAAAAGAAGAATGCCAGGAGTTCTGCGACTACATGAACAGAAAAGAAGAAAATTCTGGATACAATTACGACTTGGCAGGAAAACTAATTAAGGCTAGAGAGGTGTAAAAATATGGTTAAAACAATTTTTGATAATCCGTCAGGCATCTTAACATTGATACACAATTGTGTATTTATAAAAGATGGTGAAGTATGGTACAGGGATTTTGAACGCGAAATTCCACTTATGGAGCTTGCACGGAATCTGAACAAAGCATACGGCGATTCTGAGGCATCAGCGATGAATGATGAAGCATTTAGTGACAAAATGTATGTCGATTCGCAATTTAAGCTAGAGGAAGATATTAATAGTTTTATTGCCACTTTTTACATGGCACTTATTGGAATGGCAGAAAACCGAGAACGCTTAAAGATATACGAAACAACAGGATTGCCAACAACGGGGCATCCAGAAGTACTACAGGAATGTATTGATACTTACGGAGCAGATAAACAAATCGACCAGACGATTGAAGAAATGAGCGAGCTGACAAAAGCACTACTTAAACATCGCCAGTTGGAGGGTGAAAATGTAAATCCAACGTCTGCCGCAGACCTGGTAAAAGCGAGAACAGATATTCTTGAGAGAACTGCTGATGTTATTATAATGTTAACTCAAATCATTATGATTTTTGGCGACAGAGATTTTATTGAAAGAATAATAGAATCAAAGGTTTACCGCCAGAGAAGGGCACTTGCGGAAGGAGACAGATGGTCAGAATTATTGAAGTAGAAAACGTAATAACTTGCCCTGAATGTGATAGAAATTTGAGCTATGAGGAAGATGATGCGTTTTTTAACAAAATACTCTCCTGTGGACACAGAAATTACTACAACAAATGTGTAATGTGCCCTTATTGCAAAAATAAAGTTGTTGTTTCAGATGACGCGGTATTTGTTGAATCAACAGATGCCCTAATTACAAATATAGAAGGAAAGGAATAACGAATGCCCGGTAAACCGGGTTGATGCGCAGTGATCTGTGGTGGCGTATCAGAAAATTTAAACACCGTGGCTGAAAAGGTGTGCAGTGGAAACGCTGCACACGCAATTGATAGCAAGCGAATTATGATCCACAATACATGCATTTGAGACTCAAAATAATGAATAAGAAAAGGAAAAGGTAATATGAAGATTAAAAACCTTGAAAAATTTATTAGGAAGATTCAAAAATCTTTTTCAAAGGCAGGAATAACTACAGTAATAGAAAAAGGTCTTCCCCCCTTATGACGCTTATGAAATTCATTCGAAATTCAGAGATTCAACAATCAAGGTTGCAATTATTTATGACGAAAAAATGACAACTTTTTACTTTTATAGGGACGGGCTTCACCACTGCGACATTACAATTTATTCGACTTATTTTGATACACAGAAGCACCTCATTGAAGCCCTAAGATTGATTGCAACTTCGAGTTGCAAAGTAAGATAAAACACTATCCCTCACGGTAGCCTAACGGCTTGCAGGTTCGCCTCCTGCAGAATGCAGGAGGCGAGGAAATGTTTTACATAAAAGGGCAGGAAGTCAACAGCTTGGGCGATTTGCCAGAGGAGAACCATGAATAAACGGCAGAAGAAAGAAAGGAAGGTGGTAAAAATGACAAGAAAAGAGCTGATAACTCAAATCAAAAACAAATGCTATGAGCCTAGAGTAAAAAACGTTGTGAGCTTGCTAACTTCTAATGGTGAAGGTGATGCAGTTACGCTAATCATCTCTTTGTATGATGATTTAAATGAGCTAATGGACGTAAAAAACAAGAACGTATCTTCAAAAAAATACTTTGATGATGAACGCCTGAATGAGGCATTTAACGATTTTGTTTCCATGAGAGCAAAGATTAAAAAGCCCCTAACCGCAAATGCTTTGAAAAGAGCAATAGTCAAGTTGGAGAATCTATCTGGCGGAGACATTGAGCTTATGATCAAGATTTTAAACCAGTCTGTTGATAACTGCTGGGTAGGACTTTTCCCACTGCATGATGCTGGCTATAGCTTTAAGGGCAAGCAAAATCCACAGCGTTCACAACTTGATGCAATTTTAGGAAGTATTACGGATGACTAAAAACGAGGCTAAGAAGTTAATGGCGGTAATGACTGTATCATATCCAAACTACAAAATTGCAGATATAGAGCTTACTGCCACTACATGGGCAAATATGCTATCTGGCTATACTTACGAGCAGGTTAGTGCAGCACTCAAAGCATACATACTTTCGGAAAACACAGGCTTTCCACCGTCAATCGGTCAAATTAACGAAAAGTTAGTCGCTTTGAGTCAAGCAGACACGCCTACGCCGTTGGAAGCATGGTCTTTGGTTCGGATAGCTGTCAGAAACAGCACATATCATGCTGATGACGAGTTTGCCAAGCTTCCACCAATTATCCAGTCAACAGTTGGAAACGCAAGGAATCTGGAAGAATGGGCGAAGGGACAAGCAACTCAGTTTGAGACAGTTATTCACAGCAATTTTTTAAGAACATACTCCGCAGAGATTGCGAAGCAAAAAGAATGTCAGAAGTTGCAGGGAAAGGTTTCAATTGCATCCGAGCAACCAGAGTATTTGCCAGAACTAAATATATAAGCAAAGCACAGTTTTATAGACTATTTTAAATTATAATAAGCTTTAATACATTAAAATAGTCTACTACCTAGAAGGAGGCTTTATGACACGAGCACAAAGGAGACGGGCTGAAAGAGAAGCAAAAAAAGGAAACAAAGCCGTAGAACAGCGAATCGCAGGCGTGGAAGAAAGTGTAAGAATCGCTTTGTTAAAAGAAAATATTGCACGAGACGTTGATCGCAAGCTTTATGACAAATATTACCAAAAGGCAAATAAAGATGCTGTGGACAACATATACAGCATCATATTAACATCATTTGGACTTGCTTTGGCAGATACTTGTCCTAATTGGAAGGCTGAGGCAATCGCCAAACGAATACAGAAAACAATGGACTATGTTGACAAATTCTCAAAGGAATACGACGGAGACATTGAACGTTTTATGAAAGAACTCGAAGATAGAACTGGATTCTCATTTGAGATAGATTCTGTAAGCAGAAAGGATGAATAGTATGGATTTTTTAATCGGTTTAATAGCAGGACTATTATTTGGCGGAATTACTGGTGTGCTTGCAGTTGCTTTGTGTACTGCATCAAGCGCAAATGAAACCGATGACGAAAGAAAGAGGGAAAACGATGAGAATTAAGCATTTGAAGTTAGATAATTTTTGCAGTTTTTACAACGGAAAAGCTATAGATACAGATTTATACAATAAGACAGAGGTATCTGGATGTAATGAATCTGGAAAAAGCACAGTTAAGAGGGCTATTTTTTGGGTACTTAATTGTAGGGGTGAGAACGGTGAAGAAATTACTGGAATCAGGCCACACGATAAATTGGGTAACGAGATTAACGATATCGAGGTTACAGTCGAGATGACCGTAGAGCTTAACGGCTCCAACAAGACATTTAAGAAGGTTTCTCGTCAGAACTACAACAAAAAGGGTGACTTCACAGGTAATGTTATTGACTATTATATCAATGACATTCCTAAAAAGAAGTGTGACTATGAAGATTTCATTACAGAAGAATTGGTTCCTGTGAGCGCACTTTCGAGCTTAATCAATGCTAAAACGCTCTTATCAAAGAGTGCCGCCGACTGCAGATCAATCTTGGAATCCACCTTTGGAACGTGTTCCAATGCAGAGGTTTGCGAACGTTTTCCGGAGTTCTCCCCTCTTCTCCCGTTGCTGGATGATGGCAGTGTCGACGAATTAAAATCAAAATTCAACACTATGCTGAATGGCAGACGTGGAAGAAATGGAACTAAAGGACTACTTGATATTCGCAAAGAGTTTCCGAGCCGTATTGATGAGGTGGAAAAACAGAAAATTGTCATTAATGAAGCCTTGGTAAACAGCCAGATTACAGATATTGAAAGCAAAATCAAAGATAACCAGAGCAAGCAAACCGATGTGCAGAAGGCATTTGATGAGCAACGTTCAATTCAGGCACAAATTTATAAGTTAAAGCAGGAGCAATTAAAGGCCGCTGATGACACTAATGCTGAAAACAGGAAAAGAATTGCCGATTTAGATGCTCAGATTATGGCAGCAAAGGAAGAACTTTTCCTATCCAACAGTAGTTTAAATGCCAAAGAGCATGAATTGCACCAGATTGACTCCGAGATTCGGGATCTTGAAACTAAGCGTTTGAAGCTTTCAAGTGACTGGAAAAGCAATAAAGATATGCAATTTGATGAAAATTTGCTGATTTGCCCGTATTGCAAGCGTGAATACCCATCTGATCAGCAGGATGAAATGCGAAAGCATTTTGAAAAAACAAAGGAAGAAAAGTTGCAGGAAATCACAGACGATGGAATGAAATGTAAAGAAGCTATTGATGCTTTACGTGAAAAGTTCAATGCTGCAGATGCAGAGCTTTCTACCCTTCGTGAAGAATCCAATAAAAAGTCAAGAGTTGTCGATGATTTAGTTGCTCAAAAAAAAGCTATATCCACTGTACCTCCGGCAGAACCAGACGAGGCAGCAAAAGCCAGATCTGCAGAAATCGCAAATCTTGAAAGCCAGTTAGAAGCAAATACTGCAAATGCAACGTTTGCACAGCTCAAGGCAGAAGAAAATAATCTTCAACATCAGCTATCTGGCTTAAAAGCAGAGCTTGCAAAAACCGAAATCAATGTCAAGATTGACGCAAGAGTTGCAGAGCTTAACATCGAGCGCCGAAAGAATGAGCAGCTAATTGCAGATACGCAGGCACAACTCGACTTGCTCAAACGCTTCAACATTCGCAAGCACGAGCTTTTAGAAAGCAAGGTAAACGAGTATTTAGAGTACTGTCAAGTGAAATTTTTCAGACAGCTTGTGAATGGCGACCTAGAAGAAACGTGTGATTTCTGTGTAAACGGTGAACCATACGCTAGAAACCTTAATCACGGTGCAAAAATCTTAATCGAGACAGATGTTTGCAAGGCTTTTCAGAAGAAATACGCTACTACCCTTCCTATCATCGTAGATGACTCTGAATCTGTTGATAATTGGAAGATACCGGATATGGATAGGCAGCTTATTATCCTAAAAAGAACTGATTCTAAAGAGCTAACAATCAAGGAGTCATGATGTGATCCGTGAAATTACACAAACTTACCCAGTCTAAGCTTGATGATTACAAACTTAGAAGTAATTTCACGGACGATGAAGAGATAACATTTGATATGTTATCTAAAGGCAAATCTATCAGCGAAATAGCAACCCGGTTATCTGTGTCGACTAGGACGGTTGATCGCAGGATTGCCGATATAAAATCAAAAATCAACCAACTATAAATAGTCCCCTGGTATTTATGATGCTAGGGGATTTTTACAACATTTTTTAACATTATTTTACTGTAAAGAAATGTCACACGTATAACCTTAAAGATATTTTTTATAACTTTTTAGTTCTAACTATTGACTTTTTAGTTCTAACGATGTATCCTATAACTGAGAGATGAAAAAAGCATTATTTTACTGTAAAGAAATGTTAAATTAGGTTAAGAATTGTAAAATAATGTAGAATAATGTAATCACAAAGGAGGTTTCACAATGAAAGTAATATGCATTGCAAATCAAAAAGGTGGCATTGCAAAAACCACAACAGCCACTACACTTGCGTCAATTTTAATGTCGCAAGACAAGAAGGTCTTACTGGTTGACGCTGATCCGCAGGGCAACAGCTCTGATACTTATAGAGCGGTGTCCAAAGATACGGCAACTCTCTACGATGTTATTTTAGACATCGAAGATCCACTTCCAATTGCGGAAGCTATTCAAAAAACAGAAATAGGCGACATAGTTGCATCCGATCCAGAACTGAAAACAGCAGATCAAAGATTTCCAAGTGATGGGAATGAGTATTTTAGACTAAAAGACGCTCTTTCTGAATTAAGTGGCTATGACTACGTTATTATTGATACAGCTCCGGCTGACAACAAATTGCTCAAAAACTGTTTAATTGCTTCTGACAAGGTCATCATTCCTGTCACTGCAGACCGTTATGCTATTCAAGGTCTGTCAGAACTGAATAGAACCATCACGGGCGTAAAGAAAAGAAATAATCCTAACCTAGAGGTTGCAGGACTCTTGTTGGTGAAATATAAGAGTCGCCAGCTCCTCGCCCAGGAAGTTAAAGCTTCTTTGGAAGAGATTGCCAAGCAGCTCAATACAAAGGTTTTCTGCACAACTATTCGTGAAAGCATTGCTGTACAAAAGGCACAGGCAACTAGAACAACCCTCATGAATTTTGAACCGAAGTGTAACGCTGCCATTGACTATGTGCAGTTCGCAGAGGAACTAATTAAGGAGTGATTATAGATGAGAAAGAAAGATAACACCACTACTACTTCTTTTGATGTGACAGCTGGCATTGATTTTACAGATACTAGTGGAACTGAAATTCCAAGCATCCAGCCAGTGGAAAAAAAATCAGTATTTGTCTCCGCTCCAGTTGATCCAAACAGAGTGTATACGCCTGGATATAATCCAACTCCGAAGATTGGTCCAAATGGTGGATATGTAGGACGCAGAGAAGTCCCTGCAGCTGAGCGCAAGATTCAGTTCAGTGTATCATGCACAGAATCGCAAAAGGCAGCCTTTTCAGAAGCTGCTCGTAAGTCAGGCCGCACCCTAGCAGGATTTGCTTGCTTTGCCATCGAGGAATACATGCGGACACATGATCTATAATTCTTTACATTATTTGACATTTAAAAAAGGTTTAATAAGTTAAAGAACTAGTTGACCACAAAAAAATCAGCCCAGCAAGGCAAAGAAAAATGCTGTGCTACCGGCAAAACGGGTGGTACAAGGCAAAACAAATTTTATGCTGACCTAGCGGCGAGACGGGGAGAAATGAGGTTTATTATGAGAGAAGATGCTTTTACTGTAAATGTGCTTGAGGAGTACCGAGAGCATGACAAGTACACTAAAACTTGCGACGAGATAATCGCCGTAAGCAAGGCTGCAGAAACGGAGTCTGAGGTTATAGCGGCTCTCGAAAGTGTCAATGTTTATTTCGATGGGTGGGGTCTCTGCTACGACTATCTATCAAAGAAACTCACGACAGACGCTTGCCGTAAGGCATATATGGAAAGCATAAATAAGAACCTGCCACGAAGGGATTTCCGAATGGATAGAGAAAAGTACCTTCGGAAGGCAGGTTTCGCCTGCTGGTTGTGAAAGAAAGGAGGCATTTTATGGAGCAAGTAAACTTGATACCGTTTTACGCTTGCGCTATCGCGTTTGCACGCCATATACGATTAGATTTAGAAAGCGAATATGGCAAGAATGCTGTAGCTTATTATAATGCTGCAAAGCAGAGCGAATATTACAATACTTTATTTTCGGAAGAGCTGTCTTTGCAAACAGAAGAAGCTTATAAAAAAGCACTCGGAATCGTCGAATATAGCTACACAGAAGATGAACAAGCACAGACTTCTTTGGATATTCTCTTCAAAAAGGGATACAGAAAGCTATACAATATTTTTAAAAGACTTCCAAAAGACGAACCGCTTCATTTTGATAGTGCAATCGGAGAAATCATTTATGTAAAGCTTGCAAAGTCGGATCATGTTTCAGACGATAATTTTAATGGTAATTTATTTGCAGGCTATTACTTTTCAGATATGTGGCCACAAGAGTTAATACAAGAACGCAAAAAATGCGATGAATTACTTTACTTTATTGCAAACTACGGATATGATCCAGAACGCAGAATACAAAAGGGATTAAAGAAATATGACTGTGCCTTCCAAGAAAGAGCAAAATCATACATCAGTCAGCTTCCAAAAGATTTATTTAAGCAGATCCAGTTAGCGCCAAAAAATGACAAATTTGGATACACTACAGTGTTTGATATTGAATCACTTTCAAGTGTTTCTATTTTTTCTGAATTACAGTTCGCACGTGAAGATCTGGAAGCACTAGCAATTGCTTATATGCACGGGAAAAGAGGAGGAATACGTGAGGATTTCCTGACTTATGCAAAATATACGAGCTATATATTAGCTATGTGTAAGGCATACAAACAGTCTAAAGAATACTACTTCCAACACAATCGCGAAGACGTGTATATTGAAGTAGAGAGCATTAAAAATGAATTGCTTCAAGCCAAATCTGCATTATCTGAATCTCAGGAACGCAGGATGTCTGAACAAAAAGCTTGTACTGAGCAGGTTCAGCGCTTATCTGATGAGATAAATCTACTCAAGCAGAAGAATGATGCGCTAAAATCCGAACTGCAAAAGGTAGAGAGTGAACGTAGGGAGCTTTATGCTTTGCGAGAGCATATATTTTCACTGGAAAACGATTCAGAAACCGAAAATACAAATGAGCTATCTAAGGAGCAAATTCAGCAATTAAAAAACATTAGTGGCACAATTGTTGGAGGGCATCCAAGCTTGATAAAGAAGCTCAAAACTTATCTTCCGAATTGGCAATATATCAGTGCAGGAGATGTCAGCACTGTGCGCAACGCTGCATTAAAAAAATCTGACTTTGTATTCTTTGTAACTGCCCACTTGAGCCACAAGCTGTATTACGCCATGATTGCAAAGGTCCAAGATTGGAATGCAAAAATTGGATATTTGAGCCGTATGAATATAGATTATGCATTGCAAGAAATATATATATTAGTAAATAGCAGTATTTAACCTTATTTGACATTATTTGAATGTAAAGAACTGTTAAATAAAGTAAAGAACTGTAGAAAGAAGGATATATATGAAGAAAAAATTTAATTTGCTTGATGAAAATTGGGTGCGTGTATTGCTTCCAGATTATACCATTAAAGAAGTTTCACTCACGGATGTTTTCACCCACAGTCATGAATGCATGGATTTGGCGGGTGAAACAGATACTCAAAATGTCGCAATGATACGGCTGCTTCTTGCAATTGCTCATTCTGGATTTGCAAGATTCGACTCAAACGGTGATGAGATTCCGCTTTTGAACAGGGATGAAGCAATCAGCCGTTGGAAAAGCTATTGGAGTCTCGGACATTTTCCGGAAGCATTTTTAAAATATTTAGAGGAATACAGAGAACGTTTCTGGCTTTTTCAGCCTGATGCTCCATTCTATCAGGCAAACGAAGCTAAAAAAGGAACTGCTTTTGGTGCTGCAAAGTTAAACGGAGAAATTTCTGAAAGCAACAACAAGGTACGAATTTTTGCGACAAGAAGTGGAGAAGCAAAAATGCAACTAACATATGCAGAAGCGGCTAGATGGCTTCTTTTTATCAACGGGTATGATGATGTTTCTGTAAAGCCGAGTAAAGCAGGCTTGCCTTCAATCAGTATTGGATGGTTGGGGCAAAATACTATTGTTTACGCAATCGGGCGAAATCTTTTTGAAACACTTATGATGAACCTAGTTCCTTTACAGAATGGTAATGGAGAATTGTGGCCTAAGCCTTGCCCAATATGGGAATGCTTGCCACGATCCGATGAGCGCAAAAAGATTGATCCACCTTCTAACCCAGCGGAATTATTCACGCACCAATCGCGCAGGATATTTCTCAAGCGTGAAAATGGGGTTATAACCGGATTTAATATATTGGGTGGGGAATATTTTGATAAAGAACGTGTTACAGCTGAAACCATGGCACTTTACATTTTAAATAGTAACAGTGCTAAACCACTTCGCTTATTTAACGATGTTCCATTGTGGCAACTACTCGACAAGATACTTTGCAACAATCAAGATACTGCTACATGGTTGCGCTTAATTGGAATTGGCAATGCAGACTTTCAGACCTGTGGAATGGTGTATGATTCCAAGTTAATGAGGTTTGTTGATGAATGTTCAAAAAGATTTACAGCAAATCTCGATCCTAACTTTGCAGATTACATATCTGTTGGCATTGAACTGTGCCACTATATTACAAATGAAATTGGTGTATTATCCTACAATATTCAGATGGCTAGTGGCAAGCAGAATCCGACTGAACTTAAAAAATATGAGTTTTCTAGTAACCTAGATTTGATTTGGTCCAGATTTCTTTCGTCAAGCGCCACCGCATTTGAATATTTTCTAAGAATGGTCAAGCAGTCTGCACTGGACTTTTCTAAATCTTTAATTGATAATGCATCCCCAACATCATTTAGAGGTCGAATAGTTGCGGTGAATGGCAAGGAAAAGTATTATTGCACAGCAAAGGCTTATAATTCTTTTTTATATTATCTCAACCGATTGATTCCAGAGGAATCCAATAGTCTTGAAACTATAGAAGAACATTTAAGCTCTTACAAGGCAGATCTTAAACCAAAGGAGGAAGGTGAGTAAATGGAAAGCAAAAACACATTTTCGAACATTGTAAAAACAATAATGTTTAAGAAAGAGATGGACGGAGTTCAGCTTGCAAAACTGTTAGGGTGTTCTCAATCTAACGTATCCAAAAAACTTAGGCTAAATAACTTTAGAGAAAGTGATATACGTCAAATATCAGAAGCGTTAGGATATGACGTCTCTATCAAACTCACATCAAAGGACACCGGAGAGGAATTGCAGATGTTGTAATAGTGTATTTTACATTTATTTACATTATTTAACTTTATTTGACAATAGTTGACATTTATTTACAGTAAAATATTCTTTAAAAGAGTTGTCGGTTTATCTGGCAGCTCTTTTTGTCGTTAATATGTCGTATCCCTGTCGTTTTTACATCTTAATTTTATGGCACAATACAATCAGAATAAGAGGAAGGAAGGTGTGAATGATGTTTCCTGAATCATTTTTAACTAAAATATTTGAAAGACCAGATGTATGTATGATTCCAATGCAGTATCAATCAGCAATGATTCAGGCTATTGGAGAGGTCCTTGACGAGGAAGGAGTGATAATCGACGATGCCGATACCAAATCAGATGTATCAACCGTACAACCAGCAGACAATGTATGGCCAATATAATAGTTATTACCCGTATCAATATCAGCAGCCGCGTTATGATCTGCAGCAAAACCAGCCGCTTTTTAATCAACAGCAAAACATTCAGCCACAGCAGCAGGCTGGATTGAACGGAAAGGTCGTGCAAGCTGTCGAACAAATTACTGCGAACGATGTACCTATGGACGGTTCAATTGCAGTATTCCCAAAGCAAGACATGTCAGAGATCTATACAAAATCGTGGAATGCAGATGGAACCATTAGAACGATTGTATATAAGCCGTACACAGCTTCACAGCCAGATGTGGCGAATAGTTCAGCCGACATGTCCAAAATGAAAATGGGGCTATCTGACGAGGCTACAGAGGCATTTATGGCAAGATTTGATAGTCTTGAAAAGAAGTTTGATGAACTGATGCCTAAGATAGCGCCTAAAAGGTCCGGAGGCTTAAAGAAGGAGGCAAATGAGAATGAATAATCCATTTCAGCTATTTCAAGCCATGAGGAATCCACAACAATTTTTGCAGCAAATGGCCGGAAACAGCCAAGCCATGAGCAATCCTATTTTAAAAAATGCTATGGATATGGCAAACAAAGGCGATACAAAGGGTGTAGAACAATTAGCACGCAACCTTTGTAAAGAAAAAGGGATAAATGTTGATGATGCTGTTCGCCAGATAAAAAGTCAATTTGGAATAAAATAATGGGTGAAATTTTATCACCCATTAGAAAAACTACTTATACACTTTTTCTGTAAAAGCTCTTTCAACAGTCCAACCTTTTCGGAGGCGATTATGAAGAACATCCCAACTTATTCCGAGCAAATCAGACCATTCTTTTAGAGTTTTGGTTTCTCCGTTATACTCTATATTCAAATTATTTGATTTGTTTATAGCTTGTTCTCCAGAAGTTGCCCAACGACAATTATTTGGCTCATAGTTACCATTATTGTCAATTCGATCAAGTGTGTAGTTCTCAGGACGTCCACCAATAGATTCGGACCATTCTACAAATTTCCAAAAGTCATGCCATTCTTCGCACACGGTTATTCCTCGTTTGCCATATTGGTAATACTTTGGATGGTTTGGGCTTTCACAACGTCCGATCATGTTTTTCCATAGCCCATATAGTGGATTTTTAGTTCTTCCATCAATATATGCCGGACTATTTTTTAGCAAACAACCGCAACTTTTCACTTTGTGATTTTTAAACAGGTAAGGCAATACCCTAACTTTATTTCCACAATCACATAAGCACTCAATATACTGCCTTTTATCAGATGGCCTTCTTTCTGAAAGACCTATTGCTGTAAGCATATTAGATCTTTGACCTATATAATTATCTATGCTGATCTTAGGCTTCCTTGAGTAAGAACAGGACCCACAAGATTTCTGATGGCCCTTAATAACTCTGTCAGGAGCAAAGGAGATAATTCTTCCACAATCACACTTGAAATCAAACCCATTTGGGATATCTGAATTTTTTGATTGTGAAATTACAGTAAGATGGCCATATTTTTTCCCTTTATAATCGGAAATGTGATACTTGAGCATAAAAACAACACCTTGCCTTTCGTGTTTTTAATCGCCTACCAATAAACGTGCAGAAGTCACTAGGCATTGTGATTTTCGGGTCGCGATTCCCTATCTGCACAAAGATATTATAACACAAAAATATTAAAAATGATACTAATTCTTGCAAGATTATGTATATAAAAAATTATTACGGAGGTAAATAGTATGTTTAACTCAGGAAACTGTAGTGTACCATTAGTGGCTAGCATTGATGGTAACGGCAATAACAACGGCGGCTGGGGCAACGACGGCTGGGGGCTTATTTGGATCGTTTTGATCTTCGCCATTTTCGGCTGGGGTAATGGCTTCGGTGGCTGGGGCAACAACGGTGGCGGAATGGGTTCTACCGCAGCAGCCTACACAGATAGTGCAATTCAGCGCGGCTTTGATAACCAAGCAATTGTCGGAAAACTAGACGGAATTACCAATGGTCTTTGTGACGGATTCTACGCGGCCAACAATAGCATGTTAACTGGATTCAACGGAATCAACACAAACATCATGCAGACTGGATATGGCATTCAGCAGGCTATCAACGCTGATACCGTAGCTAATATGCAAAATACAAATGCTCTGCAGGCACAGTTAGCACAATGCTGTTGTGACAACAAAGAAGCAATCTCTAACACCAATTATAACATGGCTACACAAGCAAATGCAATTCAGCAGTCCATTGATAAAGGCTTCTGCCAGTTAAACTATAATGCAGCAACCAATACACGTGATATCATTGACAATGCCAATGCAAATACCCGTGCGCTGCTTGACTACCTTTGCCAGGACAAGATTGCTGCCTTACAGGCTGAGAACAATGATCTTCGCAGAGCTGCTTCACAGGATCGCCAGAGTGCACTGCTTACCACAGCAATGGCATCTCAGACACAGCAGATCATCAACGCAGTTAATCCAGCACCGATTCCGTCATATCAAGTTCCTAACCCAAACGTGTATTACGGATGCAATAGTGGTTGCAACTGCTGACAAAATTAAATATCGGTATCTTAACCAAAACGGTTATGTCTGCTAACTAACGCAGTATTACTATCAGCAAAGGGGCAGACTCGAAATAGAGCCTGTCCCTTATTTTAAGGAGGTATCAAATGGCAGAATATGTTGCAGTCGCAACGCAGGAAGTTGCGGCAAATGAAAATGTAACTTTTACAAACACATCTATTAAGGGTTCAAACTGCATACAGCACCGTGAAGGCAGTGGAATCATTACTCTTAGAGGTCTTACGAATCAGTGTCAGGCACGTTTTTTTGTAGACTTTTCTGCGAATATAGCTCTTCCGGCTGGGGGAACTGTGGCTCCTATATCATTAGCAATTGCTATCAGTGGTGAGCCAGTGCTTGCTTCCGAAATGATTTCAACACCAGCTGCAGTGTCTCAATTCAATAATGTATCTTCGGGCATTTTCATCAATGTTCCGCGTGGCTGCTGCGTAAATATTGCAGTTGAGAATACAAGTGGCGCCGCTATTGAAGTTGCTAACGCAAACCTTATAGTAAATAGGGTTGCTTGATTGGAGGTAGACTATGCATAAATGGGCTAAAGAAATTTTAGAGTGCGTCAAGGAAAAAGCTAAAGCTATCGGAATTGACAATTTCGAAGGCCAGAATCTTGATGATTTAAAAGATTGGACCGAAATTGTTAAAAACATTGCTTGCTTTGATAAAGATTATCGCATCGTTGAGGCAATGGATAGACTGGAAAACGATGACGAAATCATGGAAATGGTTGAGCAATACAGTGATTACCCGTCACGCCGCTATTACGACCGCTACAGATATGCTAACGGCAGATTTGCCCCAAAGGGTAGAGGGACAAGAACCACAGGCAGACGCGGTTATGACGAACCACCTTATTGGCACATGACACCAGAAATGTATTATGAATGGGCTGATATGCCAGAAGAAGAGCGTATGCGTGATCTTGATAGACTCCGCTTTGGGCGTATGTACTACTCTGACCCACGTAGAGGCTCCCAAATGCCGTCAGATGGTAGAAGCGTAGAAGATATGGGAATGAAGTCAGAAAGCCGATATGACCGTGCTAGAAGGTCATACAGTGAGACTAAGGACCTGCACAAAGCTAACACCAAAGAAGACAATGACGCAAACATGCGAGGGCTTGAGTCCTTGCTGGCCGTCATTGACGAAGATCTTAAAGAGATCATGCCAGGGCTTTCAGCTTCCGAAAAAACTATGATGAAAACCAAAATGACAAACTGGGTACAGCGTATATAATCAATGGTACAGCCGGGAGCATTTGCTCCCGGTTTTATTTCAATTGCGCACTTGCTATAAATGTGCTATAATGGGGGTATCAAATGTTTTTTACAGTAAATAACAACACTTGGCAAGTTTGCTTTGTCAATCCTGGCGATCCGCAGTTGCAGCGCAGCGACGGAACATATACTCTCGGTGTAACCGACAACAATTTAAAGACTGTCTTTATGTGTAATGATCTGTCAAGCCAGATGATTGATAAAGTGCTATGCCATGAGCTGACACACGTTCATGCAATGGAATATGGATACTCTATCCCAATTGAAACAGAGGAAATTGTCGCAGACTTTATAAGTCTTTTTGGCAGGAGTATAGTAACTGTTGCAGACGAACTTATATATCAGCTTTTAGGAAACAATACAATTAGGTACTGTGCATAAAATAAAGATCACAGTACACGCACGACTTTAGGCAATGTGCTAGAAAGGAAGGCAGATATACACAAAGATTCACACGCAAAAAGACGTTCTCCGTGAGCGATATCTTTATCAATCCGAACTTACTCCACTGGGATTTCCAAAACTGCTTCCAGTACATGCTGCTCTGAGTGGGCTTAATGCAGTATCATTTTGTGAGGCGGTGAAAGAAAAAAATCCGAAGAAGGCGCTTTGCCACTTTTTTATTGATGATGCACGGTTCGAGCCATTATGGAATCAGCCGCAAAAGTATCTTCCGACACTCGAAAATTTTAAATACATATGCGCTCCTGACTTCTCGTTCTACGACTCTATGCCAAAGGTCGTGCAGCTGCATCAAGTGTACAGAAGTCGTGCCCTGGCATGGTGGCTATTTATGAACGGCTGTAACGTCATTCCAACTGTAGGTTGGGGAAACACAGAGACGTTTGAGTTTTGTTTTGAAGGGCTACCAGAAGAGAGTACGCTGGCAGTCAGCACAAACGGCTGCTTTACCGATCAAGGCAAGGAGTGTTATCGACAGGGCTTCAAAGAAATGTGTTCCCGACTCCATCCTACAGAAATTTTAGTGGTTGGACGTCCTATTGATGTGGACACAGATGCAAAAATTACGTATCGAGAATCATTTGGACAGCAGCTTACGAGAAAGTTGAGGGGATGATATGGGCAGTAGAAGTGGAAAAAAACACGAAATCAGCATAATAACCTATGTTGGCAGTTTGAAGCGCATCAGAACTGAGGAAACTGTCGGAAATATCACGGTCATAAGAACCGAATATAAACAGCAGAGACAGAAGCAGCGCCGTAAGAAAAGCCGATAGATTTTAACATTATTTTACAGTAAAATAATGTATAATAATGTAAAGTAATGTAAAATACTGTCAAGAACTGTAAAATAATAGGGATAGATTTGATTCTATCCCTACTTTTTATTATGGTTTTTTTCTATGTCTCTTTCCGATTTCTTTTAGCTCATCTTCCCATCCCTGATGACTCTTTATGTATTCACCAAAGAGTTTTTTTTCAGCCTCTTTGCGTGCCGATGCTGCCTCTTCCAGACTAGCATATACTCCCAAATGATATTGTTTATGTCTAAATGTTATATATGCTCTATAACTTCCGTCTTTTTGAAGCGAAACCCCGTTTACTTTTGTACTAGAATTTTTGTTGACAGTTCCATTTTCTCTTGATCTAATGCTTGGCAAGCAAGAACCATCCACATAGCAGCTTTTCTGTATTTCTTTCAAAAAGTCCCCATTATTACGGTTACAATTTACGCACATATAATTTTTTTTCAATCTGGACAACTTGGTTTCTGTTTCTTTTCCACAAACTGGGCATATAGCTTTGCAATAAAAAACATTCTCCCCCTTTTTCTTAAAAATACTTACAATTCTAAATCCATTGATACTAGTTCCGACTTTTTTCTGTGCAATTCTCAAGTTGGTTTCGGATATTTTTTTAGAGGTAGTTTTTACATGCTCCTTATTGCACCCACAAGATTTAGATTTACCTGCTAATAGCATACGACTATATACGTTTCTAACTGTCCCACAGTCACATTTGCATAGAACTGAATACGGTCTACTTGATTCACCAATCACCTTCCACATTCCGAAACGATCACCAGTCTTAACCGAAGATTCTTTTCGTCTGGCTTTTAAGTATTCCTTATTACATCCACAAGATTTAGAATCACCAGCGCAAAGAGATCTGTTGCTTACATCTCTAATCGTACCGCAAGTACATCTACACTTTGAGTAATAGGGCTTGCTGCCTTGCCCTATTACTTCCCATTGCCCAAATACATCGCCTATCTGAATATTATATTTACCAATCATTCATCTTCACCCCCTCTCAAAATTCTTACATTCTCAAGCCTTTATTTACAGTCAGGAGTTATTTGACACATCTTACTTTCTTTGAGTATATTTTTTATATACCTTTCCACTATTTTCTCTTCATCCGCTGTTAAACCAATTTCTTTAAAAGATTTTAAATTGTCACGCATTACTTGATTTGCCCATTGTGGTCCCTCAAAGCACAGACATTGAAGCGTATGTAGTATTTTTTGCGACGCTATGTAACCAGGTGCAAGGGCCGGCATTCCTTCCAACATAATATTACGAGATGACGCAATAAAAAGTTTTGCCCCATCACCTGCAAATCTAATACCCTTCGGATAAGTTGCAGGAATAAAATCGTTATTTCCTGTAATGCTACACATTCCATTTGGTTCCAAACTGCTAAGATAATAGTCTTTCCATTGCTTGTTTTGCCCGTCTCCTGATCGAAGAAGATTTAGGCAATATTTTTCATATTCCCCACTAAAACTTGCTCTTATCAATTCTTCCTGCGGAGCCATCACAAAACAAACAACAGTTTTTTCTTCTGGATAAGGAATCTTTTTTAGAAATCCTTGCAAAACATCCCTCATCAATCCTTTTTGAACAAATCTGTATACTGATTTTGCCAATTTGTCATCTACTTCAGAAATGTAGGCTTCTAATTGTTCCATATATTTATCGTGTTTTTCTTTGTTATAGTCTGCCGACAAATATTGCATATTGTCATGAATCGGATGTGGATTGTTTCCACTTGTCCTTGATTCAGATTCAATGGTGCATGGAATAGTAAAACGGTCTTTACCATTTAACATTGCCCCTATGTAATTTCCATTTTCATCAAGCAATACCTTTATATGTGGTAAAATTCTTGTATGGGCTATTGGGATAATATCCTCAACACCCATATCTTCATACACTTTTAGCAAATTTTCCCAATTCATATTTTCCCTTCTTTCTCCTCGCAACCGGTATGGCAGCATCTTTTTATATTCTTTTATAGCAATGGAAATAATGCGCAACTCTATGTTTTCGTGTTTCTTCTACCCATTCGCGTTCTCGTATTAAATTTACTGCCGTATCGTCGATTACGAAATCGCTTGTGATTGTAGTTTCTCTTCTATATCCGCACCACACTTGGATTTTATAATGGCAGTCGATTTTCGCTAATGTTTTCCACGCTTCTAATTCTTCCGCTGGCATTTGCATTAAATACTCTTCTGCGCAATTTTTCTGAAATTCTTCAATTGTAGCCCTTAACTTTTGGGTTCGTTCTATATTCTTATTTCGTATCTCTTCCTCTGTTGGCTCTTTCTCTTCCTCGTCTTCATCATCTTCATCGCCGGAAGCAAACTCAGCAGCAAGATCCTTTACCCAGTCCGGCCATGATTCCTCATGTTCCGGATACACTCTGTCGACAAATTTCCAAAAATCTTCGGCTACAGCTTGAACTGATTTTGTTAATGTTTTGTTCTGAAATCCAAAGCCTTGGTATACATTACATGTGTTATCCAGCAACCAGCCCCACTCCTTACGCTCTTTCGGCCAATCTTCCTCAGCAAGTGGCTTTTGCTGTACTACCGCTTCTAATACTTGTTTCATTTTTTCTTCGTTCATTTTTCTTTGCCTTCCTACCTCTTCGGTAGTTCCTTTCCTTTTGATAATTCTATCATATCACATTATGCGCATAATCTTTATTTTTTTAGAAAATGCACCAGGTTGCTAACCCAATGCCTAATTTATTTGTTATGCTATTCCACTTTTCTTTTCTAGGTCCGCGTTGATCAGTCCATTTATATACTCATTTATGCTCTCCCCCTCTCCGCTTGCTTTTTTGGCATTCTATTTTCCTTTCTGCGTCGTTGCGTTTCTCCGCAATTTCTATTTCTTATTTTTCTCTTTTTAATTCGTGGTATGCACCGGGTTGTGTAGCTTGCCCGGTGCCCGTTTTATATTATTTTATACCATTTTCTTATTGCTCGCTAAATATGTCCAATTCCCATTCCCTCAGGACTTCTTTTGGAATTTTTGTACCTCTGGAAAGAACGCTTAAAATGGCCAGATCAATTGGCAATCCGTAAGTTCTTCTATCGGCGTCGATCCAAGTAGAAGCCGATTTGAATCCCCGGATCTTTTTCGATATTGTATCAAAAAGTTGCTTTTTCTCTGCTAGTATTTCCTTTTTACTCGGAGCGTTATCCGGATCGTGAGTAGCGAATGCAGGATACATCTCCTTAAAGTTGTCAAGGAGGAACTTGTTGAATCCTCCTTGTTCGGCCTTCTTTGCTAAAGTTACTACAGAATACTTCATAGCCATCCAACTAAGCCGAAACCTTAGTGGTTGTAACGAATCCTCAGCCAATTGTTTCAATGCTTTTCTTCTTAGATTGTTCGCCCAGGCTATCTGTTTAGGACTACCCGATAATAGAACTTCACTTTCCCATTCACTTACCAGTTTAGTTACTTCTTCGCTTACTTCGTTCATATTTACCCTTCCTTTCTTTGTCAATATGCACTATTATAAGATAGCAGTACTGCTTGTATATTGTAAACATTGTACAAAATGTTTTATATTTTCCTATCGAACACTCCCAAAATACAGTGCAACTGCCATATTGCAAAAAATCAGCACGCCGAGTAACAAGTCACTAATGCCCATTGCCACTGCATCAAACATTTTTTCATGTTTTTTTCAATCGTTGTCTTGAATCCTCTTGACTTTTGGCAGAGAATAGCACGCTCTGCACTGCTGCGCATCTTCTCAATCTGCAGGTTTGATTCCCAGATTACCTTCATTTTATCACCTCTTTCCGTGTCACGCAACCTTTTCAATAATAACAACCGCCGACAGTGGCGCTTCATATCTGAAAAAATCGGCTGCATTTTTAAACTGTGAATCCATCACCGGGATATATTCGTCTGGGTAGATGTGAGCTGTAGAAAACTGAATGCAGCCTGGATTTTTTACGGATGCGTGCAATATGCGTTGCTCTGTGTATGCCTTGCCGTCAATTTCGTGCTGCACTTCCCAGTGTGCCACCACACCTGGAGTCTTTACCGCCTCGAATACTCGTGCCCATGACACAAGGGCCACAGCGTCAAGGCTTGCAATTTCTTTCTCAAGCTTCTCCAGCTCATCACCGTGAGCCTTGAAAAGCTTTATATGTAGCTCTTGCGGCGCTGCGCTGATAGATACCGTCTGTAAAATCATTGTTTTAACCTTTCTTTTAGTTTTCTTTTTTTGTTCCGGTTTTCCCGGTAAAGCGTCCCCAGGTCGTGAACCTCGCCGCCTAAAGCGGAGAAACGCAAAACTTAAAATTCCTCGGCGTAGCTTTCAGCATCTGCCAGAGTCCGGCACAGCTTGCAAATATTACTGTATTCACCATCTACAAAAATCTGCACACTGTAACCATAACCGCGAAGTCTTGCCGGGTGAGTGTCGCCCAGCAAGACAATTTTTGTTGTGATCATCGCTTTCCTTTCTCTCTTTCAAGCCATTTTCCAGCCAATTCGCGTTCTTGCTCAGTTGCCTTTGTAATTTTTCCATCTGGATATACGCGGAAGGCGTGCCACTTGTAAACCCCTACAAAATATACAACGTCTTCCTCGCTCATGCAGGCGTAAAAATCCTTGTACATGTCAGCACTGTAAAAATCAACGTGTTCCTTGCCATACCTCAGAACCTCGCCTGCAGTCTTTAAAAACTTGCCGTTTCCGGCATAGCACCAGCCGCGGCCGCTGTCCTTCGTCCAGATCTGGACGTTATAACGGAAACCGTGCGCCATAGCTGGGGCGCTTTCATTCGATCTAATAATTTGTAATGTTGTCATAACTTTTCCCTTTCTTGCCTGCCATCATCAGCGCCGGGAGGCAATCCCCAACGGACGCCCCAAGCCGGGGCGTTTCGGCTTAAATCTCTTCTATTTCATCAATGTAAAAATCAACCATATCAACCGCGGCTGTAAAGCGCTGCTGGACAGAAAAGCTAAATCCAAAATCTTTATCATACATGGCCGAAGCGCTTGTAGCTACATAATAAAAGAGGTCTGCCGCCTTGTCTTTATCAAAGGTCCCCTTTCTTGCTTTTTTTCTGAGGTTTTCGATACTCGGCTTAATCTGGCGATCATACAAAACGCCTGAGTTAGTAGCATATAAAAACAGCTCTCTTGCTTCATCGGATGCCTTATAAATCATATTTTTTGTTCTCTTCATATTTTTTTACTTCCTTTCTGTGTTTGTTGTTTTCCTTGTTTCTGACTGTATTATATAACAACGTACGTGTATATTTTTGTGCATTATGTACGTGTATATTTTTATCTTTGTATTGTATAATTATGTTAGAGGTGGAAAAGGGGCCTCTATAATATAAGAAAGGAAAGAAAAAACATATGGCAATATCAGACGCACACAAACAAGCTACTATAAGATACGCAAGTAAGACTTATAAGCGCGTTCCGCTCGATTTGCGGCACGAAGACTACACCAGACTACAAGAGGCAGCAGCAGCTACAAGCCTATCAGTCAACGGCTATATAAAAGCCGCGATAGCTGAAAAAATCAGCCGCGATAGCATCCGATCAGCGGCACCAGATGCAGAAGGACCTGCAGCACCTGCGGCAGAGCCGGAGCCGTCCAGCCAGAAGACCAAGAGCCAGACGCCAGACCTGGAAGCGGTAGACCTGCAAAGGCTCTTGACTGATGCACGGTATCAGCTTGATATCATGGATATATACGGCCAGGAGCAGACGCAGCGGCTACTTGATCAGGCACGAAGCAAATAAAAAAAGGTGGGCATTTTCGCCCACCTTATTTTTTTAAATGAAATAATATTTTCTTACTGTTTTTTCCGTTCTGTTAGGGCTGATACTTAGTAACTCGTCTGGAAGATATCCGGCCTTTGTATAGCCACAACTTACTTTTTCGTATCCGCCTAAGTCTTTAAAAAATTGTACTGCATCAAATACATTAAAAACATAAGTTGCCGGTACTTCTTTTTCTTCCTTCCTTACCTCAATCCAACGTGCCCCACGTTTGATGTAAGTTGTTTTTTCTTCTAAAATCTTGCCGCTGAAGTCCTGAAGACTAGAAATATTAGGATATTTCTTAAAAAGCTTTCTGTAAGTTTTTGCTAACTCTGAATATAACATTGTTTTTTCCCTTTGCTTGATGTATAATCAAGCTACCTTTCTTTTTTTTGATTGGTGCCGGTTGCGTTTGCTTGGTAGGTAGTGCAACCGGCTTTTTTTGTTTACACCCTTATTATATCACTTTTAAAAGTTATGTCAAGACTTTTTATAACTTTTTTTCGTTATATTTTTTCTTGACTTTTTGCCGCTGAAAAGCTACTATATATATGTAGCGATACACCAAGCACGAAAGGAGAGTACTACAAATATGATAAAGTTTAAATTTGACGTAGCCGGCGCACTGGCTACCGCAGGCGTTACAGCCTACACAGCGCAGAAAAGCGGCATTTTATCGCAGGATACATGGCGAAAGATCAAGGCAGGGGATACACATATAAGCCTCGAAGCTATCAACCGCATATGCTGCATCTTGCACATGCAGCCGGAGCATCTTATATACTATGCACCAGACCAAGCCGAAGAAGAAAAAATTTTAAAAAACTTTCGAAAAAAAGCTTGACATAGTAACTTTTTTAAGTTATACTAAAGGCACAAAGAGAGAAAGGAAACCCCACAGGGCAAAGGTAAAAAGATATGAAGATGACAGACGGAAAGAAGCTTGTAGAAGTCACAATGAAAATTTGGGACGGCAGCGGATATGGTCCAGATTGGGCCAATGAGTTTTTTGAAACCGCAGGTCTCGAATTTGACGGTGAAGTTGATGCTTTTATGGTCAACGATGTAGATTACTGCATCGAGCAGATGGAAGACTGGAAGAATTGCACAAATGATTATATCGACGACGAAGACCCAGACGGCAACCGCTATGTTGACGCTGTTGTGCTCCTCAAAGAGGATTCTGCAGAACTTACCGCGTATCGCATCCGCCACAATGGAGAGTGGAACCCGGACGACTGCCGCCGCCTGTGTGAACTGGCTGACATGGCGGATGAGTACGACAGCGCCGACAGTGATACCGTAGAGGACGTAGTAAACGCAGCAGCTGACAAGCTCGGCGTTGAGATCTGGTAAAGACCAAAAGCACCGCCCCGGAGGTTACGAGGGCAGAAAGGAAAAAAATGAAGATTGAAGACGGAAAAAGACTCGTAGAAATTACCGCGAGAGTATGGAGCAATGGCCAGTATAGCCAAGACCTCAGCGTTGGCCTTTTAGTTGATGGCTCTTTTAAGTATGGTCAAGGGGCTTATAAGGTGGATAGCGTCGATGACGTCATTGATTATGCTTTTGACTGGCAAAATTGCACAGGTGATTTTGTCGATGATGAAGACCCAGACAACAACCGCCGCGTTGATGTTGATATAATTTCTGATTCAAGCCATGAAAAGCCGTACGATGAGTTCACAGCGAGAGCGCAGCAAGTAAAATCTGACGCACTGGCAACGGATGAGGCTGTCTCCCTTTTTGATGGGGGATGGCGAAGTAGTGACTATTACCAGCTCATGTTTGAGCGTAGATGTGACAAAGAAGAAGCCGCCGGTATCTGTGCAGCACTTGCCACTTTTGAACAGTAGCTCACATCTGCCCGGCAAGGTTAGAGCCGGGAGAAAGAAGTTTTATGCAAACGATTAAAATTTTTAGAGTGTATGGAGCCGAGGGACACCGCCAGCGCGAAAGCTTTTATCGCTCCTATGTATCCGATATATCACGCCCAAATTCTCCGCGCTCCATCGAGGTGTGGAACAGTGACAAGACAGGGACCAATGATTTTTCTATTTTGCAGATCGTTGGAGAATCGGACGTTGACTGCTACACCGAACTACAATTGCAACTGTCAACTGGAGCTTTTGAGTGCTCGAAAGTAGGCGATGTATACGAGATTCTGACCGATGGCCTCGCCGTAAAGATGGGAGCAACAGACCGGGGCTTTTTGCCTGTAGGCACTCCCGAAAGTCTTCCAGCACCAACCCCAAGCAAGCTCAAAAAACCACACAAAAGAGAGCGAAAAAAATATGTGTCCGTGTTGTGTGACGATGGGCACATAAAGAAAGTACTGTATGACAAGATCATAGAGCACGAGAACGCGATTATAGATGACAATTTAGGCTATGGCTACTTACACAACTACACCTCACAGGAGCTAAGAAGTTACCAAAAAGAAGCCTATGCAGATCTGAAGGAGTTAAAACGGCAGCTTAGAGAGTATCCTGGAAGCGTAATCAAAGAGGACCCTACAACAGAGCGCTTTGTTTTGGCTTATCCCAACTCTTAAAAATTCAGAAAGAAGCACGGCAGGCGCACAGCTTGCCGTTTTTCTTTGCCTATTTTCAGATATTCAGCCGTAAATTTTTAATTTGTGCAACTTGCACTTTTAAAAATATTTAACTTGATTTACACCTCATATTGTTGTATTATGTAATCAAGCTACTATATATAGTATTTATATGTAGCCTAGATATGGATATATAGAGTATATAGCCCATGATCGGAAAGGATTCCAAGCCGTGCTAAGACACGGTGCTTCTTTTTCTGGTCGTGGGCTTTTTTCTTTTCCCCAGGCCTACAGCTTTTCCGTGTCGCTTCCTTAATATATAATATATACAGTATATATATTTACTGTATATGTATATGGTATATATATTTAATATACTATCGGTATATATAATATATTATCAGTATATTTATATTATATTTATAATTATATGGTGTATACGTATATAATATCTATATATGTACAGTGTATATAGAGTATATATAATATATTGTCTGATAATATATATTAAGTATATCTGTATAAGATATATGTACAGTATATATAAGGTGAGTATGTATAGTATATCTCTATGTACTGTATATGTATATGTATATGTGTATCTGTATGTACAGTATATAGATATCTGGTAAGTAGGTATGTGTATAGTGTATCTAAGTATATACAGATACAGAGCGCAGGAGCTGACAGTTGACAGCAGACAGATGATCAAGTCAGAGACGGATACAGTGCAGCCAGCAGATGAGAGATACACAGACAGGCGGCAGATGAGGACGGACCTGTGAGAGCTGGACACGATGAGCACACACAGAAGAGCGCTAGAAGGGCACAGAAGGCGGCTAGAAGGCATTTGAAGGGGAAAGGCTAAGATATAGCCACATATACGCACGACAAAAAGAAATACAGGGAAAGGAGGGCTATAGAATGCCAAGAGGAGGGAAACGAATGCCAAGCTATAGGGATATTGCAGAAACCATGGATGGAGACGAACTGGACGCTATCCTTGACGTATCTCTGCAAGGGCTAGCTAGAGCACGTGAAAAAGGTTCACAGCCCATGTATAGCAACTCTCCCGAAGGGCTAAAAAGTTTCAAGCACGACTCAGAAGAGTATCTGACATTTGTCCGGAACGTAAACAAAACCCCAACGGAAGGCGGAAAGCTGCGCCTAGTGCCTGATATAGAGTCCTGGGCGGCATTTTTGGGAGTTACGCGGCACATGATCACGGGCTATGAAAAGCGTAGCAGTGATTGGAAGTCTACTATAGACGCGGTAAAAGGCGTTATAACAGCTTGCAAGAAGCAGCTTGCATTTACTGGCAAAATGCCACCAGTGCTTGCAATCTTTGATCTTACCAACAATTCCGACTATGTCAACGCGTCAGAGTTTCGGTTATCAGCTGAGACAGCACCAGAAGCCAAACAGATAACGGCGGAAGAGTGGGAAAAAGTCATTGATGCAGAGCCAGAAGCCCCGAAGCTATCGGATTTTAAATTGTCTGACGATTCAAATTAATATTGGTCAAGGTTTCTTGATCTGTGTTAATCTTCAAAGTAACATAGAGTACGTATAATGTTTGTTATACGTACTTTTAACGGTCGATGGTGCGTATACTCAGACCAGGACAGCAAAACACTGTTGTTTTTGTATATACAAATACGCACAATTTAGGTTTTGCCGCCATAGGATCAAGAGCCGCGACCAGCTGCGCAGCTGCCAGATGATCACGCGAAAAGGGGGTGTAGGGGTCTTAGAGCGTGCCCCCGGCATGGGGCTACTTAGTCCCCCAAATATTTTTCCAAAATAAAAAGCCCCTTTTAACTCGTAACTACACATATGGCAAAGATAAAAGCTGTGAGCCTTGACAGTTTCTTTGCCATAATGCCAAGGCATACCAGAAAGGTAGGTGTTTATATGAATAATATAAAAATATTTGAAGAGAATGAATTTAATAAAATCAAAGACCTTCAAAAAGAGAAACCTAATTCTGTTGTGGGAATTATATATGCTATTGGGTATGGAAATGGAGTCAGCAAAATTGGAATGTCCTCATTTCCAGCAAACAGAACTTCTATCTTAACACATTACATCAATGACTACATGCAATGCCCAGTAGATAAAATTCTGATCAGTCCATGGCATACAAACTATAAAGAAAACGAAAAGAAACTACATCAACATTTTTCAAAGTTCAGGATTCCAAATACAGAAGTATTTACTGTAAGTGTGGATCAGATTGCCAAATTCATAGTTTCAGATAAAGGCATTCTATTTGAAGATAATTCTGAAGAAATATTAAAGGACATTGAACAAAGTGGAAAAGCGTTAATCGAATTTGGGAAGTCCCTTCTCAGAGGAGATTTTTATTCTTCAAAATCTGATTTTGAAGAGATGTATGATGCCATGTTAGACGATGCGGATTCTCTAACAGAAGAGATTATATTCACAGCAAGAGTGCTAGTTGATGATTATAGAGCTGCGCTAGAAGACAACATGGAAGCAGAGCTTTCAGCACTAAAAGCTCGATTTGTCGAAAAGTGGATCGAACATGGTCTAATCGACGAAAACACAATAGCTGCCAAAAATTTATCAAGCCAATGAAAATATCAACCAAAGAAATAACCGATGAATGTCAGCACTGCGGTGACATACTGGTTTGTCAGTTGTGCCGTGAAGGACACGGAATAAATCGTGAACGAATAAACGTTACCCAAATGGTTACATGCCAGATAGAACACAAGAACAGGAGGTTATCTAATGAGAATCATTTCACAGTGTAAAACCAAATCTGTTGAGTTTTGTAACGTTGCTTTGCTGAGACGTGATGAAATCATCTTTGCAAGGACTGCAAACCAAGACATGGTACTTGCAGAGTATAAGACTCCAGCCAGAGCAGCCGAGGTATTTGAGGAATTAAATATTTCTGCTTCTAACTTCTCAGCATATATCTACTACATGCCGGAGGAATAAGCAATGGAAAGAAAATTAGTTTTAGTTAAATTTATTGACGGCACAAGTGAAACAATAGAAGCTTATTGCAGTTCGCGAGGTGGATACTATGGCTATATAACCAGCAAAGAATTGTTTTACGTATCCTGCGCTTCCAACTTCTCAAGAACTCTCTTTCCTCGTGAATTTGTCAAAGCAATATCCCTTTTGGATGAATAGGAGGAGTAATGGCTACAAAATTTGAAAATGCAACAACATGGTTACAAGGTGTTATTTCTGGATATCAAAAGCAGATCAATGATCTCTCAGCTGTGCCTAATCCAGATGCAAATAAAATAAAAGCATGTAAAGAGCGTCAAGAGCTTTGTCAGTACATTTTGGACTTTATGGTTAAAGCTAAGCAGCAGAACGATGCAATGGCTGCTAAAACAGCCTCTCAAAATACCGCTGTAAAGCCACAGAATGCCCTACAATCAATTTCATCTCATTCAGTGGCAAATACTATAGGTAAAGAACAGCTAGAGCAATTAGAGCTTGTTTTGGGGCTTGATGCTACAATCAGCTTTTGTAGAGCTGCTTTAATCTTGGAGCTTCCAGAATTCGGGTCAAAAGAGGCGCTTCTTGGAACACTTAAAGATTTTACTGCGAAGCGTTAGGAGATTGTGCGAAATGATAAAAATTCTGAGACCTGGCACAAGGAAGGAAGCTGAATGTCCAAGTTGCGGTGCGCTTTTGAGCTACGATATTTCTGACATTCAGAAATCGTCGCACTCAATTATAGAAACATCATCTGCATTTTGGCTAAGCAGCAAAGGTACGACTTACATCGTCTGTCCACAATGTAATAACAAGATTATTTTGTCAGCAACTCGATAAGAAGGGAGTGTCTATGAGCGACATAGATAAATGCATTTCTGTGCTAATCAAGCTTAGCAAGTCTTTTGGAATTGATGCCAAGACTATTCCATCACATTTTAACCACATAATTGTTAGTTTTGAGAAAAAAACATGTGATGGTACTCCGTGGCGCCTTAACTATGCTTTTGAGCTTTGGCTGCTGAAAGACCTTGATACTTGCCAACTTCAAGAATATTTCAAATATGTATTTTTCGATAAAATTTTAGAATCTTTTATCGAATACGAAAAAGAAGTGTTCAACATAGAGGAGTCTTCATGATTAGATTAGAACATACTGTATTACCGAGTCCCGAACAGATGGAATTTGTGATTGAGGGAATGCGTAATCCGATGAATAGTTGGGATAAAAGCGATAGCGGTTATCAATGCGTTTGTTGCAGTAACGAAATATGCAAAGCCGAATGCACTGGAGACGATCTTTGTCCACGAAATGGGAAATATAGACTTGGGGACAAAGATCACTCACTCATGTTTAAACTAGCAAAATTCGGAACTGATCATAGGAAGTATTTAAGAATGATGCCAGTTTACGTTCGTATTACAGCGCCATTATATTGGTGGAAAGAATTTGACACTTACAAGGTCGGTACAGTTGCAAATTCATGCAGTACCATGCATAAGATCACTGAAAAGGAATTTAATCGTAGTGATTTTAGCCATGAGCATATTTTTAAAAGCCCTAATGTTTATTCAGGTGCTTGGGATATGGAAACATCAAATATGTTTTTTTCTGTAAATATTCAAGATGGTATTTATTTCTCATCGGAAGATATTTTAGATTTCACAATACAAGCCCTGAATTATTACCGAAAGAAGTATATTGAAACCAAAGACAAAAAATATTGGTGGCAGCTTATTCAGCTTCTTCCAAGTAGCTATAATCAGACTCGTAATTCAATGCTGAACTACGAGGTTCTGGCAAATATTTATAAATCCCGTCAAAATCATAAGTTAGACGAATGGCGAGATTTTTGCGACTGGATTGAAACATTGCCGTATAGTGATCTTATCACTGGAAAGGAAACAAAATGACATTTGACGAGTATCAGCGCGGCGTAATGAGAACCGCATCAGACGTAACAAAAGCAACAAAGGAAAACATGCTTATGAATGGCATCCTCGGTACTGCAGGTGAAGCAGGTGAGCTTGTTGATCTTCTCAAAAAGCAGATTTTTCAGGGGCATCCGTTCGATAGAGAACATCTTATCAAGGAATGTGGTGATGTGCTGTATTATCTGGCGCTTACTGCTGAGGCGCTTGATACCTCTCTTGAGGATATTGCAACCAAAAACAACAAGAAGCTTTGGGAGCGCTATCCTAACGGCTTCAAAGCTGAAAATTCACTCCACAGAAAGGAAGGGGATATTTAATGTTTGTTCTTATTCTCCGTGTTCTGGCATCTCTTTTTAACATCTTTATGCTGACTAGCATTATAGGATGGCTGAATGAGAAAAGATCCAGAGAAAGACTTGCCAGTGCTGTAGTACTTTCTACATTTTTTATCATGAATCTTGTCTTGACAGCCAGTGGTTTGTGAGGATAAGATCACGCTGGGGTTATCGCCAAATGGTAAGGCACAGGATTTTGACTCCTGCACTGTTGGTTCGATTCCAACTAGCCCTGTTGTGCCATTAGCTCAGCTGGAAGAGCACTTGACTTTTAATCAAGGCGTCATGGGTTCGAGTCCCATATGGCACATACGGACCTTTAGCTCAATAGGTTAGGGCAGCTGCCTCATAAGCAGCCGGGTCTGGGTTCGAGTCCCAGAGGGTCCATATGCAGTTTGTAAACAATGTGGTTTTTTCTTTCTCTTGTGAAATCCCTTTCTCTTTTCCCACAAAGTAGCAACTGCAACTCCCCGTGAGAATCAACCTGCGGACAAGTCAGCCGCAACCGTATAGGCGGTCTTTGGGTAGATGCGCAGAATTGGTATTGCAGCAGACTATAAATCTGTCATCTTCGGATATGTAGGTTCGAGTCCTACTCTACCCACTTTTGCCGCGATGCCACAATGGTACTGGGCTAGTTTTGAAAACTAGTGATCTGTAAAAGGACTGAGGGTTCGAATCCTTCTCGCGGCGCTCCAGTTGCCTAGGGTAGCTCCCGAAAAGCAGAACCTGTGACTGCTTGGCAACTGATTTGTAATCACAGGAATACATTATCGCACAGGAGGTAAAACAGATGTCGGAGAAGGCAAAAAAAGAAATAGTAATATCGGAGGGCAGAGATTTTAAAGGAATCTGGATTCCAGAACGTCTTTATTTATCACCGGATTTAAGTCCTAGAGAGAAATTCTTGTTAATTGAGATATACAGTCTTACTCAAAAAGACAAAGGCTGTTTTGCTTCTAACAAGCATTTTGCCAACTTCATTGGCTTGAAAGAAAATAGTATTCAAAAGATGCTTTTAAAATTTGAGCAACTGGGATTGATTGAAAGAATCTTTGAATACAAAGAAAACACTAAAGAAATCGACAAGCGAATCATTATACTCACCCAGAAATTTTTTGATTCTTTTGTCAATGAAAAATCTATTTCTTCTAACATGGAAAAAAATCCATGTGGGGGTATGGAGAAAAATCAACAGGGTGGGGTTGAAAAAAGTCCACAGATAAGTAATACAATAGATATTAAGTATAACAGTAGTTTAAGTGATACAGATAAAGAACATGCTCTATTATCAACTAAAGTTGACAATAGAGATAAATACATGGTTTCGCGCACTAAAAGTGCTCAAAACTCAGGTGGCAAGCCTCAAAAGAAAGAACCTACTGTTGATCCAGATGATTTTATCAAATCTAAGGAGCCAGTTCTTAAAGATGAGCTTCACAGACTGTATTCGAACAATCCTAGAAACATCTTTACTACAGAGCAACAGGAAAATGACTGGGTTGACAAGGAATATAACAGCCTGACTGCTATTATTTTTGAGTTTAACCATCAATACAAAGCATCTACAGGCTTTGATGCCAAGAATCTATCAGACGAGAGCCTTAAACGAGTTGCAAGAAGCTATATCAAGTCACCAGAATCTTTAAAAGATGACTATGATGACCTTCAAAGCAACAAGGTTTTGATCGAAGAGTATCTAAAAACTGATTACGGCAGCAAACATGGAGTGATTGTAAAGAGTTTATCACACTACATGTCTGGCAGCATCCGAGAAATGTTGTTTTATAAACACTTGTATTAACTTGCTAGCTATATACACGTACATTATGCTAGCTATATATGTACGTTGATACAAGTATACACGTACACTAGGAGGTGTAAATGCAGAATATAGAAATCAACTTTGGGGTTCGTCCATGTATTGTAACTCAAAATGGCGAAGAAAAGAAAGCGTTATTCCATATGTGGGAAAATTTTGCAAAGCCTGTTGCAGCGGATTTGTATATTGGCGGTTGTCCTGAGGGACAAATGAGCATGATATTTGGGCTTGTAGAGTATGAGGACGGCACGATGGGCGAGGTAAATCCAAGCCAGATTCGATTTGTTGACAATAGGATCAAAGGCTATGCTTTTGAGGAGGGCTGATTCATGGTGAAATATAGACCACACAGAGGAGCATTATGCGACGCAATGGCAGAAATGAGAATCTTTGATTCTGTCGAAGATATGTTCCACTACATTGTCGAAGACTGGAAAGCATATGGAAATCCATTTGATATCGGAGATTTAACCATAACGTGTGATGAAGGAAAAGACGAGCGCATTAACTGGAAGGAAGGCAGATATGTCTGCACCAGGCGAATGCGAGAAAAGATTTTTGACACACCACAGTGTATCGGAATGTGTTCGATTGAATTGTAGAACGGAGATAACAATATGATGATTGCAAATAAAGTAAATGTAATGGGACAGGAATACCAAATTGTAAAAGTAAGCCGTGACCAGTATAAGCAATGCGATATCGCGGACGGATGGTGTGACGCTTACGGCAAGAAGATTTACTATGTAGACCCTAATACAGATCCAGAACATGATTCAATGGCGACATCGTCAGAAGAACTTGTAAAACATATTTTACAGCACGAAATTGTCCATGCGTTTCTCACTGAATCGGGACTTGCAATTAGCTCATACAGCATTGTCGGTGCATGGGCGATGAACGAAGAGATGGTTGACTGGATTGCATGGAATGGTGAGAAACTGTATCAGGCGTGGAAGGAGGCAGGATTAGTTGATTAAAGATGATTTGCAAACAAAAGTTGTGGAGCAAGCCGCCCTTATAGCGGCGGCACTCAAAAAAGGTAAAGATGTTGAGGTACGGCGGACCGCATCCGGAATCAGTGTTGCCGAAGTTAGCAAGAATGTTGTATACCGATGATTGATGTCATGATTAACATTGACTGCAGAGATGGAATGAAAAGTATACCTGACAAGTCGATTGACATGGTTTGCACAGATCTTCCATACGGGATTACAAGAAATAAATGGGATACTCCGATTCCGTTTGATGACTTATGGGGGGGCATTAACCGAATAATCAAAGACAATGGTGCAATTATCCTCTTTGCATCTGGTATGTTCACGGCAGACTTGATGAAAAGCAATTGCAAAATGTGGCACTATAATTTGATTTATGAAAAAGCAAATGCATCTGGATTTCTCAACGCGAACCGTATGCCACTTAGAGCGCATGAAGATATTTGCGTGTTCTATAAGTGTTTGCCAACATACAATCCACAAATGAAAAACGGTATGCCTGTTAAACGGGTTCGAAAAACTCAGAAAGCAACATCAAAATGCTACGGAAACTATACACCAACTGACTATGAAAGCACACAAAGATATCCAAGATCTGTGTGGAGATTTTCAAATGAAAACGGATATCATCAGACACAAAAGCCAGTTAAACTAATCGAAGAATTGATTAAGACATATAGCAACCCAAACGACACAGTACTTGATATCTGTGCTGGAAGCATGACAGCAGCAATAGCAGCTGTGAATACTGGTCGTCATTACATTTGTTTTGAAAAAGATCCTGATATTTTTTCAAATGGCGTAAAAAGATTTAATGAATCAACTAATGGAGGACATGGACAATGAAATTAAAAAGACTAATTGTTACCCTTGCAACCGCAGCAATGTTTTCTAGCGCAGCCATTGGCTGCGGCACTGAAGCTAATAAGGTAAGCGCTAATATTTCTGTGCAAGCAGACAATTTTAATATTACCAGAAAGCTTACTGTTCTGAACGCAAGAACCGATACAGTCCTTTTGGAGCTGACTGGAACATTTGCATTAAAGAACAATTCATCAAATGAACTCGAAGTCATTATTGAGACTGCCGAAGGCAAATATCAGAAAGATTACGTGTATTTGAATGACTACACCATGTACGTGGTCGAAGATATCTCTGGTTCAGAGGTAGACAAATACCGTTATGAGATCAATTTCTTGCCTGAATGGGGATACAAGGCAGCTCATCATGAGTAAACTTTACGTTTACATAGTAAACATATGTAATACATTTAATTTTAAAGGACCATAACAAGAGCTTGAAAATGAATTTTGCTGCACTAAAGCTTGAAAAGCCTAGAAATCTGTCACCAAACACTTAGGAAAGGAGAAAAAAATCTTTTATGACATACGAAGATGCCTTAAAAGCCTCAGAAAATGGTCTAAATGTAATGATATGGACAGGAGAGGAGTATCTGCGCCTAGAAGAAGCAAAAGAATTTCTGAATTGTTCTTCTCATGTAATTCGAAGTAGTGAAGAATACAAAGGATACAAAAAGTTTTGCGAAGCCATTCAAAGCGATAAATGGAGTACTTATACAGAAATAGATCTTAGATGGGAACTTAGAAATTATCGAAAGCGTTTTGAACGCCTGAGTCGCATACAAGATGATTTTTTAAAAGAACTACTCGGCAACAATTATACAGCCCGGTATTCCAGTGAGCAAATGATCGTTGCCGATGCATTCAACACTCTTTATAGCCTAAAACGCAACCAAAAAATATTTATGTTTACAACTATTGTATTCTTAGCAACAACAATTATAGCCTTAATAGTTTAAAGGAGGAGTACGCATGAGATTTTCAGAAGCATTTAAATTGATGAAACAGGGTGCGCTGATAAAGCTTCCGTCATGGGCAGGCTATTGGTACTGGTCCAAAGAAAAGCAGACCATCATCATCCACACAAAAGATGGTGAGGAGTTTGATATTAGAAAAACAACTAATCCAGATTATACTTTTTCAAACATTGCATCCGATAATTGGATTGTTTGGCATTTGAACCGTGAGAGCCTTAACAGCAGAGCTAAGAAGGCTATGCTTTCACAACCAATGGCTGGCAAAACTGATGAGGAAATTGTTGCAACAAGAGAGAAGGCAATCAAGGTTTTGAAGGAAAAGGGCTACGAAATTGTAAATACTCTTTTTACAGACGAGTGGTACAGCAACGAGTCAATGAAGGAACGCGGTGTTGTACAGATTCCGCTCTGTTTCTTAGCAAAGTCTCTGGAGAACATGAGCCTGTGCCATGTTGCATATTTCTGTAAAGGATGGGAAAATGCTCGTGGATGCCGTATCGAACATGATGCAGCTGTTGCGTATGGGCTAGATATCATCTACGAAGAGGACTAAGCACTATGGATTTCAGAGCTGCATTTTCCAATATGAAAAAAGACATTCCAATGAAAAGAAAGAAATGGAATGAAGTCTGGTACTACGACAAATCAAAGAAAACCTTAATGGCGAAACACGATTCAGGAAAGCTTGAAGAACTTTTCAACATTCCTGAAACTGCTAATATGACTTATATTTTTATGGGAGTACTTGCAGAAGACTGGGAAATTGCAAATAATTCTAGTGAATCGCAAACAGCTAACGGAAAACAATTATTCACATTTAGCAAAGCACTAGATTTACTAAAGCAAGGTTATAAAGTCGCCCGAATGTGTTGGTATGGAAGCGGACGTTTTGTTTTATATCGCAAAGGTTTGCCAGCCGGTCATCCCTGCGATAAAGGTACAGTAGATGCCTATTTAGAAGTTGATAACGGGGAGGGGCTTCTTAATTGTGATCCATATCTTCAAATGCGTTATATTGACGGCTCGCTTGCGATGTATCTCCCAAGTGTGGAAGATCTTTTAGCAGAAGATTGGTATATTGAATAAAAATGATGGGAGGAAAATGAAGAATCTAAAATATTGCACTCCACAAAGCAACTTAGCCGATGGTATACAAAAGTTACCTGCTGAAAAAATTCAATTTCGATATTTTCCACCAGGAATAGAATCAGAGAAGTCGGACTATTACAAACTAGCATGTTTATATATGGGGCTTACAGAAATGTACGACAGAAGCTTGACTGATGAAAGAAGCCGCTTTGATAATACTGAGGCATTTGTTGGTAACAAACATATATATCATCTTAGCCAAGTATACAGTTGTTATGTTCGAAAGTCTATAATAAATACTTATTTTGTGATGTGGAGCGATGTCCGAGAAGAAATAAAGAAACATCGCCGTTACTCTGCTCAACAATGGGTAGATGAATATGAAAGAATATGGAATCAGCACGGAGGAAATTAAATGGTTAGAGTAGGATCAGCAAGAATTGATGAGAATGGAAAAGTGATAGGTGGACAGTCAGGCGACCAGACAGGGCAGGAAGTGGCGATTGAGCCATGGTATCTGCACGATAAGGGCTGGGTTATAATCCGCGCAAAGGATGCAGCAGTGCGTGAGCGCATTGCACAGTGCATGGAAGCAGCGTGCGCAAATAATAATATCGGTTACGATCAGTCTACATCTTGGGATTTGTACGACAAGGCTAAGCAGTACGGATGGGATTGCAGCAAGGTTAACACGCCAGTGGAGACAGACTGTAGCAGCCTTGTACGTGTATGCGTGGCATATGCTTTGCAACGCGACATTCCGTGGTTTTCTACTGCCAACGAAGTTGAGGTTTTGTATGCTACAGATGAATTTGAAATCATCCGTGAGCCAAAATGTACAGAGTCCTCAGCATATCAGATGCGTGGAGATATTCTGTGTACAACTGTACAGGGACATACTGTAGTAGTACTGGATGATGGCTCTAAAGTGGAGTGCGAGATTATCTCAACTGGTAACACTACACTCTGCGGTACTGGCATAGGTACAGCAGTAGCAAAGCAGGCTATGCATGTACGTAATGGTGCCGACATTGGTGCAACGTCTCTTGCAGTAATCAAAAAAGATGTAGCTGTAGAAGTCCTTGATATCACAGCTTCTGGATGGTATAAGATTGTATGGCCGGGAGAGGCTTGCGGATATGCCTTTACAAAGGCAGGAAGCGGCTATTACAGCTATTCTCCAAATGCCAACGCACAAGTTATAAACTTAGGCGATAAAGTCCAATTTACGGGCAATAAACAGTATATGTCGGCATGGTCCGACAGACCAATCACTGCAGTTCCAGAGGTTGCAACTGTAACAGGTATTTGTGAGAGTGGCAAGCATCAGTATCACATCATAGGCGATAACGTCTACGGCTGGGTAAACAAAGAAGATATAGTAAGAAAATAATTAAAATGGCATAATCAAAATGGTGATTATGTAACAGCCAAAATGGAGGCTCTTCTTTAAATGTTAAGAAAGGAGGAGCCTCTTTTTTGTTAGAGTTAAAGCAGCATAAAGAACGTGTGGAGAACATACAGCGTCAGATCATCATGCAGCCTACATACAGTCAACTCAACACCTTATGTGGCGGAGCAAGACTGATTCTGCTTGACGCTAATGAGTTTATACCAAATCGTGATTTTAAGAACCTTGATGCATATAGAGGGTATGGTGACCATGTAAATAGCTATGTCCGATGGTACTGCAACCACAACAGAAAAGTAGAGGGTGACGAGTGGGACAAACTGTATTGGCAAACCTATCTGAATGGTGCACGAGCAAGAATATTCAATGATTATTTACTGTTTTTGGAGCACAAGCGTGAACCTCGAAAGATGTTCTACAAGCCAAAGATTAAGCAGTTTGAGAAGTTTCAGCTTATAGAATCTTATCAAGGTATGCTTGATGATAAGTACGACATTCTATGTATATCCATGCCACCTGGTACGGGCAAGGCACAGCCATTATATTCAAAGGTACTTACTCCGAACGGTTTTGCTCGGATGGGCGATTTAAAGGTTGGCGACAAAGTATTTGCTGCGAATGGCAATGAATCAACCATAACTGGAATCTTTCCCCAAGGTTTGCGTAAAATTTACGAAATAACGCTTGAAAACGGTTATAAATGTAGAGCATCTGATAATCATTTATGGTTATCAGTTTACGAAACTTCGCTTGGAGTTTTTGAATGTCAAAAAGTTGTAGAGACTTCAAGAATGCTTTACAAACCAACTCACTTTTACATACCTTGTATTTCTGGTGAAAACTTCAACCATTTTGAATACTGTAGAATAAAATCAATTGAATATATCGGAGATGATGAGTGTCAGTGTATATATATTGATGATCCGTCACATTTATATGTCACTGACGATTATATTGTTACGCACAACACAACCCTGCTCAAGTTCTTCCACTCAGCCGTAATTGGTTGGTTTCCAGACGATTACAGCCTGTTCTATTCGCACTCGGGCGATATTACGCGAATGTATTACGATGGTGTCTATCAAATGGTTGATGATTCACTTGAGTACGCTTGGCATGATATCTTCCCTGACTTGAAAATCACATCAACAAATGCATTGATGCAACAATTCAATGTCGGAAAATATAAGCCATTTCCATCTTTACAAACAACATCTGTAGGCGCGAAGAGTGCCGGAAAAGTTCGTGCAAGCAAATTTTTACTTACTGATGATATGATTGGTAGCCTAGAAGAAGCCTTGAACAAGAACTACCTCGACAAGATGTGGGGAGCTTATACTGTAGATGCATTGCAGCGAAAAACAGTTGATAGCAATAATAATCCTTGCAAAGAGATCATGCAAGCAACACGTTGGTCAACTCAAGATGTTATTGGAAGACTGATAGATATATATGAAGGAAATAACCGTGTAAGAATCATTTCCATTCCTGCTACTGATCCAGAGACGGGCGACAGTAACTTTGACTATGCAATAGGCGGCTTTACAAAGGAGTTCTTTGCAAAGCAAGCGCTGTTGATGGATGATGTGTCATACAACTGCCTTTACATGCAACAGCCAGTCGAAAGAGAAGGACTGCTGTTTCCAGAAGAAAAAATCATGCGATACAAGGAACTTCCGACCTCAAAAATTGAACGTATCACTGCTCAAGCCGATACAAAATCAACAGGTACTGATTTCTTCGTTCTTCCAGTACTTATAAAGTACGAAGGAAAAGATTTGTATTACTGCGTAGACTGTGTGTGCAGCAATTCTTCTGACTATGAAGCCCAGTACGAAAATTCCGCAAATCTCCTTGCTGACAACAAGGTTGAAGATTGCGAGTTTGAGGGTAATAGTGGTGGAGACCGTGTTTCTCTGGAAGTTGATAAACGTGTCCTTGAAAAAGGCTGGATTTGCAACATATCATCTCGAATGACCGAAACGAATAAGGAAGCGAGAATATATCAGTGCTCGAACTGGATATTGCAGCACGTTGTCTTTAAAGACAAAAAGCTTTATACACCAAAAGAGCCATATGGTGTAATGATGTCTCTTCTGGCCCAGTACTCCACCAGTGGGAAAAAGCAGCTTGATGATGTACCAGATACATTCGCAAACTTCGCGCTGCGCATACAGCGCAGAAAACCAAGACCAACAAGAATCATTAACAGCATCTATTAAGATTGGAGGCATGTATGGATACAAAACACTATCTATCACAAATTAGCGTACTTGATCTTAAAATATCAAACAAAATCTACGAAAAAACACAGTTAAAAAATATGCTTTGTTCGGTTCCGAGTTGTGTAAAAGATGTCAATGTGCAAACTGGACATGCCACAGACAAGACTGCATCTACGATTTGTAAGTTGGTAGATATGGAACGCGAAATTGATTCAATGATTGATTCTTTTGTGGATTTAAAATCTAAAATCATTGCTCAAATGGAGCAGCTTGAGTTCAAGTATTATAATATACTGTTCAAACGTTACGTTGCACAGCAACAATGGTGTGAAATAGTAGACGAGTTACATTTTACACAACGACATGTTTTCAAGCTCCACAAAGAAGCATTAAACGAATTTGAGAAAAAGTTTGGGAGTGAATATCTGGACCAATAAAAAAATAGCAGGGGAAGCAAAATTCTCCTGCTATTGATGTTTCAGCAACTTTGATTTTCCTGAAATTCCTTTAAATCACTTTTCAATTTGTCCATAATCTTGCCTGTATAATTGTTATTCTTACGCTCTGTAAAGTTTTGGAATGCCTGTGTCCCCCTTGCAACCGCCTGTGATTTCTGATTCCCTTCCTGCGGTGGCTTTGATGCTATATCTTCCTGCATGAGTTTTCGCAAATACGAAAAGCGACTACGGATGCGCTTCTGTTCATTCCTGCGTTTAATCTCTGCTGCCTTCTGTGCCATATACTGGTAGTAAGCCTTTTCCAGATCTTCCTTCTGGCAACTTGGCAGCTTATGAACTGGTACTGTTACGAGTAGCGTCTGTATCTCTTCTAGCTGTGCCTGTGATAGTTTCCACTCATCCAATGCACTTTCCCAGAGTGGACGATCTAATGCATCTTCCTTTGGCACTGGCGCTTCTGGAAGTTGCACTTCCAATATAGGTAATGTTTCGACTTCAAATCTTATGCCAACTACCGTTCGCCCTTTCTTAATGGGTTCATATGTATACCGACATTCAGTTTTTTCATCCATTTCTTTTTGAACATGTTTCAATATCTTTTGATTGAAAAACTTGTATTCTTTATACAGTTCTTCCTTATCACAATCAAGTATTTGCCTTAATTCATCAAGCTGCACTTCCCAACTTTTTCGAAAACGGTTTTGTTCGAGATATGTAAACATGATATAAGTGTAACGGCTTGTGAGTAATGTTATGCAGCGCAGCTTATACCGAAGATATCCGAGGTTTTCAATATTAAAAAAATACTTCATTGCTTTTTGAGAACACTCTAGCTTTACTTGCCACAGCCCGTAATCATCTTGTTCTGCCGTTGCTTCTTCAAACAACGTCACCAATCTAAAACCTTGTTTTTCACTATCATCTTGAACTTCTATTACATTTCCCATAAGATGCTTTAATCTTGCCTTGAGGTCTTGATTGTTGATTTTTTTTACTCCTAAAATTTTTTCAAGTTCGCCTTTTTCAAATACCACAACTCGTTTCTCTGGCTTGTGACTATCTATGCGTGATAGGTATGTATCGAGTATCTTAAATTCTGCAAGCGATAGCTCAGAACGCCACAAGGAAAACAGCGGTAAACTTTTTTGAACAGTAAGTTTGTCTCCATTTCCTAAACTGGTTATTGGCCCAATCTTTTTTCTAGCCATGTGTAAAACCTCTCTTTCTCTACTTTTATGTTTATTATAGCACCATAAGTTACCATTGTAAATATAAAATTGTTACCTTTTTATATTTTATGGAATTTCTTGGTTACTCATGTGGAATTTCTTGGTTACTCATGTGGAATTTCTTGGTTACTCATGTGGAATTTCTTGGTTACTCATGCGGAATTTCTTGGTTACCTATGCATATCAAAAAGCTAGTATTTATGCGGATTTCAAAGCTCCCGTAATCAAGAGAGTAATCAAGAGAGTAATCAAGAGAGTAATCAAGCTATCAATCAAGGAAAGCATTGGTAGGCAGATAAAAAACAATTCAATATTAACTATGACATTTTAATTGGAATTTCATGGTTACCTATAACACTAAAACCTATCATTTAATATCACTAAATGGCACAAGATATCATCTTGAATACATGCTATTACTATGATACTCTCAACAATAGAAAAGTATGAAATAAAGTTAATTGCGCCTTACATATGTATGGCGCTTTTTTATTACCCAAAAAGGAGACAGCCATGTTAACGATTAGAAGCAAGAGTATATCGCTGTCAGGAGGCAGCACAGTAAATGATCAAGTGGTTTTTGCGTTTCAGGCATCAATCAATTCAAACAACCCCAAAGAAGTCCAGTTTAGCAACTGGATAAACGACCATGAGTTATACAAGCAGAACCGGAAGGAATGCAATTCCGATTACGAGTCTTTCCAGGACGAAGTATACAAATTGCAAGACTCGATGCTGCTGTCAGCTAAAACGCTATGAGTAACCAGATAATTACATGCCCCAATTGTGGAAGAATTATTTTCCACTATGACAAGAAAGCGACAAACGCTTTTGAAGTGCAATGCAGGAAATGTGAGCAAATGACTTGCATTCTTACAAAAGACGGTACTGTACAGTCAGTTAAGCCTATAAAAAAGATACAAGCTAAAAGCAGCAGCGGCAAAAGATTTTATTAAGAAAGGAGGGCGAACAGAATGTGGATGCTAAAGGGACGTCAAAAGATATATACGGACGCAAAAGAAATCACTGCCGACAACATAATCAAAGAATTGTCAAAAGCATATGAGAAACATAAGTTTAATCGGCTAGAGATGCAATATCTTATAGATTTCGAAGCTGGCGATCAACCACTGGACAGACCCAAAATTGTTCGCCCTGAGATCAATATTAAAGTAACTGATAATGCCGCAAACTACATTACTGATTTCAAAATGGCGTATTTCTGGGGAACACCAGCAATGCTGATACAGCGATCTGACAAAGACGCTCACAAAACACCAGCAGACTTAGACGATGAAGGAATATCTGCACTTAATGAAATGCTTACAAATGCCTGCGACATTGGTTACAAGAATCAGGAGCTTGGCAATTTTGTTGAGAAAGTAGGTGTGGGATACCGACTTGTTGACGTTAAAACTGATTTTGAAGAAGATGACGAAGCTCTTGTGGATATATATACGTTAGACCCAAGATATGCTTTTTGCGTATATAGCAATGATGCCAAACAAAAGAAGCTAATGGGAGTAACATACAGAACGGACAATGGTGAACAATATTTTACGTGCTTTACTCCTAAGATGCGCTTTGAAGTCTCAAAAGGCAAAATTGTTAAAAAATCATTAAATCCACTCAAAAAAATTGCGATAGTTGAATACGAGAGATCTGTTGACAGAACAGGCTGCTTCGAGAGACAGATATCAGATTGTATCGAACTTAACACATTAGTCTCTGATTTTGCAAACCTTACAGCGCAGCAAACTCAGGAGATATGGTGGGGCAATGATGTTGATTTTCCAGTTGACCCCAAAACTAAGAAGCCTGTAGAAGTGAAGTCGGGGCAATGGGTGCTTACTAGCACAACACCAGATGGAAAGACACCGCAAATCAAGGCACTATCTAATGCATTTGATACAAACGCAACATTAACAGCGATAGATACACGCTGGCGAAGAATTTTACAAAAATGCAAAGTACCTACACAACAAGATTCGGAAGGCGGTGGCTCCACGGGGACAGCAATGGATATGTCTAGTGGATGGAGTGCAGCTGAGATTGACGCTGTGCGTGAGGAGCAGATTGTGAGCAAGGCACAGAGAGAGGAGCTTAAACTTATCATAAAAGTACTCCAATTAACTCCATCAAATGTGCTTAAAGACGATGATCCAATCAGAAGAGTACATGTTGGAGACATCAATTTCCACTTCTCAAGAAGAAAGAACTATGACATGTCAGTCAAAGCAAATGCTTTATCAACCCTCATTAAGACTGGTGTACATGGTAGACATGCACTTAAATTTATTGACGGTTTTGAAGACACCGAGGCTACATGGAACGACAGCAAGGAAATGATAGAAGCAGTGCAAAGGGCTGCTGCATCAAGCGGAACCACAGCAACGGAAGACAGTGAACCAACTGATAGACAAATAGATCAGTTGGAAACAAGCCCTATAACTGGGAAAGTATAAGGTGATGATATGGCACAGATATTTGGATTTGACGAAATCGAAAAGATACGGTCCATGCCATACAATAGATTTTTTGGTGAAATGGGAATCACAAAAAAGCAAAAACAAGAACGCATTGAATTTTCAAATAAAATTGAAGATGATATGCGTTTTTTAATTTTACTCATCTTGATTATGAAAGAGACAGGTAGAGTTGATGTCGAGAAAGCAGCAGAACAATTTGAAACAAAATTGTTGAAATGGATTGCACGATATATTGACCTTGACAGCGAGACAAAGGTTTATATATCAGATTTTTGCTTATCCACAGCACAAGTAACGGCGGATCATGTGAACGAAAAATATTATGTCTCGGAAGACCGAATACGTCTGGTCAGTGAAAATACAGCCCTTGATTTTTTAAACCATAAAGATTTCAAAGAGGCGGCCAGAAATAAAACATACAAAACGTGGAACACAATTATAGACGGAAAAGAACGCGAAACACATCACAAGGAAGATCAAACAACAATACCAATAAACAACTACTTTTTAGTTGGAAAAGCACTTATGCGGTATCCACATGATATGGCAGTTGCTTTTACTAACCCGGAGGAAGTGATCAATTGTCGCTGCTGGGTAACGTACTCTTAATTTATGCAAAGAACAGGCTCTTTAAACGAAGGTTTGAAGGGCTTTTTGTTTGCACAAAACTAGGGCAAACAAGTCGGAGACGGACTTTAAGGAGCAAAACAGCTCAGAGAAGAGCTTAATAATCGCACAAATCAAAGCGGAGAGAACCGCACAAACGCAGAAAGGAATGAATCTATGAAGACTCAGCCGATTTTTAGAACATTTGAACGCAATGCCACCAAGAGAAAATTAAACCTGCAGCTTTTTGCAGAGCCGACACCGGAGGTTGAAACTCATGAAGAGTCAAAGGGATCAGGTGATGATCACGAACCGGAAACCGATGCTGATGTATTAAGGGTGCAGCTTGCACAGGCAAACGCACAAATTGCGAAACTCACAAACAAAGCTGATGCACTTGCATCTGAGAACGCAGCCAAAACAAAGCAACTCAGAGAAAAGATGACAGCTCAAGAGAAGGAAGCGGAAGCAAAGAAAGAAGCAGAAGCCGAGAGAGACAAGCAGTTCAAGGCAATGCAGCGTGAGTTGACGATTATGAAATCTACCAATACATACATGGACACTTTGGAAATGTCCAAGGAAGTAGCACAGCAGTACGCCGAGGCAAGAGCTGACGGAGATGGAGATAAGGAAAACGAAATCTTGAGGCAGCACATGAAAACGCTCAAATCAAAGATGATGCAGGAGTTTCTGGCAGAGCGTGGCGAAGTTAACGCAGGACACGGAGACAGTCACGAGAGCAAGGCTGTTGAACTTATGAAGTCACTACCGACGTATTCGACAGAGGTCGACGAAAGCGTTTTGAAGCAATACATGTAAAGAAAGGAAGTAAGAAATGGCAAGAGGAGACATGAGATATGCAACAACCGAGATACGTCCATCCGGTGCAGAGATCTTAAACAGAGAGGTGTTCGAAGGAGTGCCAATGACTATTGATTTTACAGATGTCAGCACTACTGATAGTGATACCGGAGAGAAGGTTGTAAAGGCAGGAAGTGTAATTAGTGGAACAGGAACAGTAGTTGCAGCAACACCATGGACAGGCGGAGCTGGAATCTTGCTTTTTGATGTGTATGAGCATCGGCCACAAGGAACGATTCTTAAAAAGGCATACATTAACAAGTCAAGAGCAGAACAGAATGCAGGAATCACTTACGATGCAGACTTAACTAAGATCCTGCCTATGATCGTGGTTGAGTAAAAAAGGAGGAGCAATGGCAGTTTTAATTACAGATATTTATGATTCACAGGCAGTTGCCGTAAGACGTACACAAGATCCAAGTAATGCCATGGGCTTTGTCGGAAAGGCTTTTTTTCCGAACAGAAAGAAGCTGGGCTTATCGTTAAAATGGATTAAGACACACAAAGGCTTAAATGCCATCTTAAAGCCAAGTAATTTTGATGCAATTCCGATGATCAGAGTCCGTGAGGGATTTAAGCAAGAGTCTACACAGATGGTCTTTTTCCGCGAGAGCATGACTGTACGTGAGGAAGATTTAATGCGACTTATGGAGATTGAAGATGCTAATAGTCCATTTATCGGAGACATTATATCATCAATTTACAATGATGCTGCAAGGCTCATTGATGGTGCAGAAATTGCTGCAGAAGTAATGCGAATGGCACTGCTTGCGCCAAAGGACGGAAAACCATCTATCGCAATAGGAACCGGGGAGCCAGAGAGTGACAATATGGTTTATGGCTACGATTACGATGGCGATGGAACATATAAGCAAAAGCATTATTTAAAAATTCAAGGCACTGATACGTGGGACCATCCTGACACGGCGAAGCCGTTAAAAGACGTTCAGCAGGGTACTAAATATTTAAAATCAATCGGAGTACTTCCTCGCTATGCGATGATGAACAGTACTACCTTTGATTACCTCGTTGAGAACGAGCAGATCAAGAACGCTTTAATTACTTCTTCCGGTAAGACGGTTGATTTTACCGATGAAGCAACCGTTAAGGAGATCTTTACGCGAAAGACAGGTCTGACGCCTATCATTTATGACAAGATGTACATTGACTACAAGGGAGAGACTCAAAAGTTCTACCCGGACAACAAAGTAACCATAATCGGCGCAGGAACACTGGGATCAACATATTATGGTGTAACACCAGAAGAGCGTACATTGATGTCAAATAAAAATGTGGATGTTGCCATGCTTGATAACCGCATTGCAATTGCGACCAAAACCGAGCAGGGACCACCTATTAAGACTACAACTAGCGTATCACAGATCGTGCTTCCATCATATGAGGGCATCGACAGCACATTTGTAATTGACGTCAAATAATGAAATTCGATCACATGATCAAGCTTAACGGAATCTACTATGCAGCTGGTGAAGACGTCCCAATGGAAGAAAAAAGCGATGCCCTAGAGATTGATGTCCCGATGGAAGGGAAAATCGAAATTCCAGAGTTGCAAGTTGATGATGAGCCAAAGCGAAGAGGTAAGAAACCAAAAGCTGTTTGATGGAGGTGAGAAAGTATGAGCTATACAGACAACCTTGCAGACGAGCTTTTTTTTGATTTGCAAGTTGAGCTTTCAAATGATGAAGAAGGCGGCAGCTTTTCGGAATCACTACTCAAGCAAAAAATCAAAAGTGCAATCAGAGAAGTAAGAGACAAAAGAAGATATCCACTTGGATACACGGACGGAATGATTGCACAAGATTTAGACAGGTACTATAGCCAGATTCGCAATTTGGCTTTGTACGATTATAACTCGATTGGCTTTGAGGGCGAGAGTCAGCACAGTGAGGATTCCATTCAACGAACAATGGTAGACAGAAAAACGTTGTTCGCTGGAATAATACCGTTAGCAACAGTCTAAGGTCTAAGAAGGATGTTCGCCAGTGTGTTTGCAATGCTTGTGAATACGCTGGCAGGGTGCATATTAAAGCGGCGGTGGGCAATATGCAAAAATATAAGCAGGAGATATAAAGATGCAAGAATTTTTATTACAAACATACACGATCATCCTTCCGATTGCTTTAGGATACATTGTTTGGCTTCTGCAGCAACAGAAGAAAGACAAGAACGCGAATGAGAGAGGAACCATGCTGTTATTGCGTGTGCAACTGATCGAGTATCACACAAAATACATGCGGCTAGGGGAGATACCATCCTATGCTTATCAGAACTTCGAGGAAATGTATGAAGCCTATCATGATTTGGGCGGAAACGGTATGGTTAAAAAGATGTATGAAGAGATCAAAGAGTTACACATCAAGAGTGGAGGAGGTAAATAAAATGGATATATCGAGCATGACTACCGTGATTGCAATTGTAGTTATTTGCTATTTAATTGGGCTTGCAGCCAAGACAATTCCAGCAGTCAAGGATAATTACATTCCGGTCATTGTGGGTGCTTTTGGCGGCATTCTGGGAGTCTTAGGAATGTATGTCATACCAGACTTCCCGGCGCAGGATATTCTGAATGCAATTGCTGTTGGCATTGTATCAGGTTTGTCCAGCACTGGTGTCAATCAGGTATACAAGCAGCTGAAAGATGGCACGGACAAGTAGAAGAAATCGCCAGCAGATGTGGTATTCATACCAAGTCGGGAAAGCACCTGGATATCTGAGAGATGAAAACGGTGACATTCAGTATGAGAGCTATATTGGAGCTGATGGGGAAGTATATTTTTATACCGATGACGAAGGTAAAAAAATCCCAAAAGAAAGCGGTGAAATGGAAGTGCTTTACAGCAATCCTATAAAGTTTTGGGGGACAATCACATCACAGCTAAAAAACGCTGTCATGCGAGCATGGGGCAGTGATAGTACAAACAATTATGCTACGCTCGTCTTAGCTAAACATGCAAAAGACTCTAACGGAAACAAACTTAGCTTGCCGTTTGGAGCAAGAATCTGGCTACACTCAGAAATCAAAACGAAACCAAACGGATCACCAGATGAAAATTCAGCTGATTATCAAGTGAGTGGAATCATGAATGAAGCACTGAATGAAACGTCTTACTATCTGCAGGTATTGCAGCAAAGCGAGGAAAAAACCTAATGGCAAAGGCTTTGGAAATAAAGGTGAGCGGAGTAGATGAAGCCATAAGGATGTTGGAACGTTACCAGAAAACGTTCCAAACGCGAGTAGAGCTTTTCATGAAGAAGCTTACTGATTACGGAGTTGAAAAAGCAACAGAAGAAGTCTTGACGATGGATGCAGTATTTACTGGTGAACTTGTAAATAGCATTCACTCAACCGAGATAGAGAGCAACGCAGAGCGAGTTATCTTTGCAGTAGAAGCTGATTCAGAACATGCTATCTATGTAGAGATGGGAACAGGAATCATAGGCGCTACTACTCCGTATCCAGGCAAGCTCCCGGCTATTTATGCGCAAGGAAAAACAATTAGAAAAACGGCAGATGGTAGATATGGTTGGTATTATCTGGGGGGAGATGGTAAGTGGTACTTTACAGAAGGTATGCCGTCAAGACCATTCATGTATCACGCCGCAACACAAATGAGACATGATATTGAAAGAATTGCAAGGGAGGTGTTCGGATAATGGCTCAGAATCAATGGGTCATCGACCTTGAGAGCAAGGTATTATCCCTTGTGAAAGGCAAGACATACAACAAGCTAAAGAAAAGATATCCACAAATAATGTACACCACCTCAAGCATAAGCAATGATTCACAACGCAATTTTCCCTGCGTGTACGTCCATGAGTTGGGTGGAAGCGAAGCAAACTCCGATCTGGAACGCACAAGAATCAACACTATAGTGGCAGGATTCCAAATTGAAGTGTATAGCAACACATCACAGCTAGACTGCAGAACTATAATGGCAGAAATTATGGACTGCCTAAAAAAGCTTATGTTCGATGTAAAAATGTCACCATATGCGGACAATCAATCACCAATATATCGTTATGTAGCACGCTTTGAAAGAACATTTGATTGGAATGATATTTTTTAAGCTCCATCGGCAAGATGGGGCTTTTTTAGTAGGAGGAATACAAAATGGCAGTAGGTTTAAAAAGTAGAATCATCTACAGAGAGAAGACAAAGGAAGATGGCGCAACCGATTACTGGGCAGGTGAATATAAGCTCTTGATCAGAGCAAAATCAATTCCATCACCTTTTGGCACTGTCAACATGGTTGATACATCAACCTTGGAAGACTTGATAGAGACTCAGGAACAGGGAAGAAGAGCAGCTGCATCAATGGAAGTACCAGGTGCATTTGAAAAAAAATATAAGGATGAACTAGTTAAAAACGAGGGAAAACAATTAGATATCTGCATCCTTTACGGCACAGATGGAAAAGGTTCAGAAGGAATTGTGGCTTTTGTAGGAACAGAATCTTTCGCGCCAGACGAGGCAACAGAAGATCACCTCACAGGAACAGCAACAATTGCCACAGTAACCGTTCCAAGGTGGATTGAGGATAGTTATACCGTATCTGTAACAGAAGATGAGAATGGTTATCCAACATCAATTACACTGGCAAAGAAAGAAATGTAACAGCTATATTCGGGAAGCGTGAGCTTCCCGTTTTTTGTTTAAAGGAGAATGAATTATGAAATTTATGAATTACGAAATTAAGTTTGGAATCGAAGCAACTACAAAGAGCGGAATTTTAAAGAAGATTAAAGAAATTCAACAGTCCAGTGATGATGAAGTTCAACAGTCCAGTGATGATTTTGTTGATGAGATTGAAATGATACTTAATATGCTTCCGGAGTTTTTGCTGGTAGGGCTGCAAAAAAGACATAAGGACGAGTTTGGATACGATTACAACACAAATAAAGGCAAGGAAGAGGCAACAGCAAAGGTATATGAATTGATTGATGAGTATACCGATCAGGAAGATTCAAGCATTAGGGAGCTTTTTGAAGAACTGATAAAAGAGGTGATGCAGAATGGTTTTTTCAAGAAGGAAGTTCTGCAGATGAAAGCGGAGAAAGAAGCGAAAGAGCAAAAAACAGAGTAATAGATCCAATTGATTATTACGATGAAAAGCTGCTTCCGTATTTTTTGTGCATTACGCAACAATACGGCTTTACTGCTGAAAAAATAGGCGATATGTGTCCGTGCGAGTTAAAACCATATGAACTTGCTTACAAGCTGCATCAACAGCAAGTCGATATGCAAAACCACATGCTTGGCAGGTATGTGAGAATGTCTATTTTATCAACACTGGGTAACAGCCAGTGGTTCAAAGGTAAGCATACACCGCCGTTCGAATATCCAGATATGCCTTTCTTGCAGCAGGAAGCGAAGAAAAGCAAAAACGGCAATGCGGAGTCAAATGAGGAAATCGCAGTGTACGAGATGAAGCAAAGAATCAGGCAGCTTGAAAAGCAAGGCTTGCCAGAGAGCCCGATCTAAGGGAGGAGGGATAAAATGAGTGAGGTAAATATTGATTCAATACGGATTGAAGCTAAAACAAATATCAAAGAAGCTATATCTGATATTGAAGCGTTGAAACAATCCCTAACCGGATTGGGCGACAACAAAAGCGGAATTGACCGCTACTCAACATCTGTAAATGGATTAACGCAAAGACTAACGAAGCTGACAGGGATAACCAACAAGACAGGAATTGCAGCAGTTGAGAAATCTGTAAGAGAACTGGCAGAAGCATCTATTAAGCTTAACAACCTACAACTTAACGAAAAGAAGGGTTCAATTTTTTCCGAGGACACATGGAAAAGGGCCATGGATAACGTAGAAAGTGCGATGGAAAATGTAAAAAATACCATCGCACAGAACGTTAAGGAGATTAGACAGCTAGACGGTGTTGAAAAGGCCTTTGATAACTATATCAAAAAAGCTCGAAACATAAAGATCCCGATTGGCGTAAAGAACGATTTAAATACAGACAGGGAATTTGCAAACTTGCGAAGTGTACTTGGCAAGAATTTTTCCACAACAAATAGTGGTACAGATTTTGTAGCGTTCATAGATGATATGAACAAATCAATAAATACCACATTTGATACTACAAAAAACGCAACAGATCTGTTCAAGGACGTAGTAGAACGTTTAAGAGATATACGCAAGGAAGCTGTGATGACATCACAAGATGTCATTAAAAACGGCTTGATTCCAGTACAGGAAATTGAATCCGAACTATCAAAGTTTGCCGCAAAAGACATACCTAACCTCAGTGAGAAGTATGGGCTTACAGAAAACGATGTTTATGGTGGCAAAAAACTATCAGAAAACAATGAAACAGAAAGTGTAAAAGAAGTCGCAAGCGCAATCGGGCAGAAGACCAGAGCATTTGAAAAAGAGCAACAGACTGTAACCGATGTTGTGAACAGTGAAATGAAAGACCTTATCAATCTAAGGTCAACCATCGAATCTGTTACGAATGCTGTAGGAGACGGAAAAGGTCTGGCAGGAGCATTCAAAGGGCTTAAAGAACTTGGCTTGGGCGAATTGGCTTCTTTGAAAAATATTGATTTCTCTGGAATTGCAAAGCTGAACAGGGAAAATTTAAAATCAATAATCGGAAAAGAACATACTGGACTATCAGATGCAGAAAAGAACATCATTCAAAATGCAGCGAATAAAGCCACTGCGCCAGAGAGCGTGCCGTGGTTAGAAGACTATAAAAATCTGATACAGCAAGCAAGGGAAGAAAGTCAAAAGTTTTTAGGTGAATTTTACGTTCCTGAGAGTGTCGAAGAGCTTCAAACTGAATTTGTGGGAATCTCAAAAGAGATAGTACGTTTGAAAGAAAACATGCAAGAAGCATTGAGAACTCTTGATACTGATGGTGTATCACAGATGGTTAATGACTTGTCGCAAGCGATAGCTTATGCGAATGATTTATCAACTATTGCAGCTCAAAAAGGTATAATGCTTAGACAGCCAAAAAGTGAATGGCAAGAGTATCCACCAAGCAGTTTTCCAGAAGAACTTCGTGGCAACGGCTTATCAAACGCAATGAGTCAAACTGCGAGGGAAACAAGCAACGCTTCAAACCAGCTAAGACAATACAATGAAGATGTATCAAAAGTAATCAGAACAGAACAGACATTTAAAGATGCCTTGGCTGCTGCTGCGCAAGAACCACCAATATTTAGAGACATGCCAGAGGATATCAACAGGCTGAACCGAAATATGCAGAAATTGCCAATTAGCCTATCCCAGTTAAAATCAGATATAAGTGATTTGGCAGGCATCATGGGTGGATTTGCAGGAAAGGCGATATCTGTAGCTGGTGCAATTGGCAAAATAGGATCTTTTGCAACAAAAGTAAATAAGCAGATATTGTCATTTACAAAAAGCTTTGCAAAGTTGTCATGGGAGTTTTTGAATTTTGGTTCAAGCAAAAACGCATTATCTGGGTTAAAGAGTCCGTTCAGCCAGTCCTCAGCTAGTCTTGGGGATTTTAACAAAAAATTAAAGCATGGAATCACAACTGTGTTGCGCTACGGTTTTGGAATCAGATCTTTGTATGTGCTGTTTAACAAGCTACGTTCAGGAATCAAGGATGGAATCAACAATCTTGTTATGTTTAGCGACAGGGCGAATAAGAGTTTGTCGTTATTGACATCTGACATGTCATATGTTGGAAATAGCGTAGCTGCGGCATTTGAGCCAATACTGAATATTGTTGCACCAATTATCGACCAAATTGTTGATTATGCAGTTGCAGGAATCAATGCTGTAGGTGCTTTCATAGCATCAATAACAGGGCAAACATCATATACGGTGGCTGTAAAAAACATCAAAGACTATCGTGATAGTTTAAATGGCACAGCATCTGCAGGAGATGCAGCAAGTGACGCAACTGATAAGTTAAAAGACAAGACTGATGAGTTAAAGCGTGAGTTAATGGGATTTGACGAAATTGAGAAGTTCTCAGAAGATCTCGATAACGCAGCTAACAGCGGTTCAGGAAGTGGAAGCGGAAGTGGTTCTGGAAACGGCTCAGGAACGGAAGATCCTATACTTTTTACAAAAAAGGATATACCAGGAGCGGTATCTAACTTTGCAGATCTTGTAAAGGACGCTTGGGCGAAATCCGATTTTACTGACATCGGTAAAATAGTTGGAACGAAACTCCGTGACGCACTTGATTCCATTGACTGGGAGCCAATCAAGGAGCAGGCAAACAAAATTGCCAAAGTCACAGGAACATTTATAAATGGCTTCTTTGAGACGGAAGGTCTTGATAAGAGCGTTGGAAGAACACTTGGAGAAGCGGTCAACACAGCCATAGGTGCAATCAATACCTTTATTGACACAACTCACTGGGCATCACTTGGCGAATTTATGTCAAGCGGACTCAGAAGCGCGATAGCTACTATTGATTGGGATGGCCTTGGAAAGACTCTGAATGCCAAATACAAGGCTTTGTGGAACTTCCTTGATGGATTTGTAGTAGATATGTCTAAAATCAATTTTAGCGGCACTACAGGGTGGCAGGAAGCAGGTAATGCACTTGCAAATACAATCAATAGCATTTTTGCAGATAGAGACTATACAAAAACTGGACAAACTATTGCAGCTGGAATCAATGGAATCACATCTGCGCTAACAACAGGAATAGAAGGAATTGATTTTAATTCAATATCCAAAAATTTTTCAAACGGAATCAACAGCGTATTTTACAAGACAGATTGGCAAGCAATCGGCACAATGCTATCCGACGGAATGAATACAGCAACTTCATCCTTACTTACGTTTTCAGTAACGGTTGATTGGAAAAGAATAGGCTCAGAACTGGCAAATTCCGCAAATACTTTTTTGGCTAAGACTGATTTTAGCCAAGCAGGAAAAGCGCTAGGCCAGGCATTTAAAGGTGCACTATCCGCAATTAACGAGTTTGCAGCAACATTTAATTGGAGATCTCTTGGAGTTGATATAAACAACTTCATTAAGGGCATCAACTGGGGCGAAATCTTAAAAACAAGTGCAAATATAGTTGCCAACACGTTTTTTGGATTATTTGAGGCAGCATGGGGGCTTATATTTGGGGGAAATGACACAAAGTATACCGCTATAGCTGATAACCTTAACAAAGCCATTTCAAAGCTGAATGTTGAGTGGCCAAAGTTTAAACAAGATGAGCTTAGTAATTTTGATTCGGCAATGGATTCACTGGACAAATTTTGGGAAATAAATGAGAAATTTAAAAAGAATGGAAGTTTATCAGCGCAGGACGAGTCCTTGTTCAAGTTCTACTACGAACAAATCTCAAAGTACGCACCAGATATTGCTAAGGAAATTGGAAGCATACAGACGGCTTATCAAGGAACAAAAGATACACTTGAAAAACTTATTGAAACGCAGAAAAACGCAGCTATTCAAAAGGGATTTTCAAGTGCGTTAGAGGATGCTTCTAAGATTTACGGCGATGCCGTAGTTGCTCTCGAGCAATTAAAAACCAAATTTATAGATGATTCCATCTCATGGAAGGCTGATATATTAAATGGACTTTTATCAAGAGTGGATGTATACGGTGGAACAATCGAGACCTGGGAAAAAACTTTTGATAAGTTTTTACAAAAAGTGAGAGATGGTTCCATTGACTTTCAGAATCTTACAAAAGACGAGGAAGCACTTTGGCAAGTCATGCGAGAAATGAATCCTCAATTTGGAACAATGGAAGAAGACATGGAATCATTAAATGGAACTGTCGAGACATCTGGAGAGACTGTAGATAAATTGCAAGTGGCTATGGGACGCTATAGAGATAATACTTCATCTGCAACAACCAATACAGAAAGCTTAATTCAAAAGCTTAAAGGGATTAAGTTGACTGGAGTTTGGAAATCACTTGCAGATGAGCTAAGAGATACACTGGATAGCGTAACTGAATCTTTAAAATCTGATAAATTAACACTAGGAATCAGCAATACCTTAACCGACATGTTCGATAAGGAATTTAAAGTAAATTTAAAGGCAGGATCGCTTGATACCAGTGAGCTTACCCAAAAAGACAAGACAATCCAAGGTGCATCAGCAAATGTTGTGAGTGCTAAAAACGCGCTTCCAGACTATGCAAAAAAACTTGATTTGGTAGCAAATTTGACAAGCAAACAAGATTCAATTGCCGATAGAGTGATCAGTGGACTGACAGGTTGGATGACAGATTTCCAAAATAGAGTTCCAGAGAACAATCGTTGGTTTAGCGGACTGACAGGTTGGATGACAGATTTCCAAAATAGAGTTCCAGAGAACAATCGTTGGTTCAGTGGATTAACAGGTTGGATGACAGACTTCCAAAATAGAGTTCCAGAGAACAATCGTTGGTTCAGTGGACTGACAGGTTGGATGACAGACTTCCAAAATAGAGTTCCAGAGAACAATCGTTGGTTTAGCGGACTGACAGGTTGGGTAACGTCATTGGGAGACTCAATTCCAATATCCGGAAAATGGTTCAGTGGAATCCTGGGATATGTAACAGCATTAGGAGATTCAATCCCTACATCTGGAAAATGGTTCAGTGGAATTTTAGGATATGTTAATCAGGTTCAGAAACAATCTGGAGTATCGCTAATTCTTTCAGGGATAACAGCATTTATTTCAAGCATAGTTTCAGGTACTAAAAAATCCACAGGCGGAGCCTTTTATGGTGGAAGATGGCATGATATACCACAGTTTAGCAGTGGAGGAGTTATTACAAAAGACTTCATGTCAAGCTTTAGCGCCATCCCACGATATGCAGGTGGTACTGTAAATGCAGGCTCAATGTTTATTGCAGGAGAAGCCGGACCAGAGCTTGTTGGACATGTAGGTGGCAGGACAGAGGTCTTAAACCAGTCACAACTTGCAAGTGTAATGCAGAGCGCCGTAGCGAGTGGAATGGAAGCAGTTATGGCACGTTACGGTGGAAATGGTGGAGGAAATGGAAATGTGACAGTTAATGTTGTTCTTCAGGGCGATGCAAAGAAGATCTTTGAGGTTGTCAAAAAGGAAAACAACAGCAGAGTCATACAGACAGGCAAGGCGCAACTTTTAACGTAAAGGAGGGAAACAATGCAATGGATGGCCCAGTAAAAACCGTAATCATAAGTGGATTGAAGCTAAAAGTTAAAGACCTGACGGTAACAGATAACATCATCTGGAGCCGCAATACAGGGCGAGTTGCGTCTGGTGATATGGAGGGTGACATCATAGCAAAGAAAATTAAGTTAAATATTGTGCTAGCACCTTTGGATGATAAAGAAGCAGTAGCTTTTGCTGCTGCAATAGAACCACCATTTTTTCCGATCACTTTCCGAAATCCGAAGTCTGGGAAAACAGAAACACTCAAATTTAATGTTGGAACACCGACATATCCAGTCTATTCGTATGCTGATGGACTGCCTAGATATGTTGGTGTTGCTGCAAATTTTATTGAAAAATGAGGTATCAAAATGAAGATGTCAAATAGAACACTGGTAAAGACAATCAATGGACTTTTATCATTTAAAAACAATGGTGTAAGGAAGCCAATTAAGGTGATTTACGCAATCAACCGCAATATTGAAACACTGGATAAGGCTGCAATTCCTTTCCAAGAATCAAGAAATGAATTGATTGAAAAGTACTGCGATAAAAAGAAAAATGGTGACATTGTGCCCAAAAAGGGAATGGAGCAAAACCTAGAATCAGAGTTGGGCGAGTTACTGGACGGAATTGAAGTTGACGTAGACATTTACAAGATTCCAATTAGTGTGGTTGAGAATATAGAAGCATCAGAGCTTGAATTTGAAGCAATTAACATGATGCTAGAGAAGAACGAGGTGGAAAAAGCATGACATATGATTATATGGTGAAACAAGATGGACAGTTTTATAAACCTGGTCAAGATGTGCCAGATATAGGTACATTAGTGTGTACGTCTGCGCAAGGGAATATACGTAGTTATGAGGGACTTGCAAAAGATGTAGGCAAGCTTCCTATGTATGTTGCGACAGGCAGCTCTTTTCTGGCAAGTGATACTGGCGATTATTATAAATTTGAAGAGTCAACGCAGCTTTGGAACAAAATATAAATAGGAGGCGACAATGAAACCAGAGGATGTGCTTGGAATTGTAATCCAAAAGTTAAGAGATGGTGGCGTTACTGATGAACAGATCAGTAACGCAGTAGAGAAATATTATAATCGGCATCCATTAGAGACTGACAAGACATTAAGCGTTTCTGGTGGAGTTGCGGATGCAAAGGCGGTCGGAGATGAACTTGCTGGAAAAGTATCTGGTATAGGAATTGAACTGTTTTACAACGAAGAAAAGCAATGTTTAGCTGTAAAGGTAGAGGGGTAAGGTGATGATATGGGACTTTGGACTGAATATAAAAAGAAAACAAAAGTAGAGTCATCAGACACCTTCCTTGTCTACGATATGCAGGATGGTGTACGACAAATCACGGGGGACAATGTTAGGATGTCATTCCGTGATTTTCCTGATATCACGCTAGAAAAGCCAGATGTACCAGCTGAATCCAAAGCAGTTGGAGATAGACTAACAAAGATTGAATTAAAAAACAGCGAACAAGACACAACGTTAAAAACAAAGGCCGGCGGAAGTGGAATTGAGTTTTTTTACAATGCGGCTAAAGGCTGTTTAGCCGTAAAAGTCACAACTGAGCAAGGAGATTAATTGCATGGCAGAGACAAAAATATTAAATTTGGCAAGTTTCGAAGATGTCGAAACGTTGAAACAAACAACAAAATCGCAGGGCGAGGAAATAAGTCAGGTAAAGCAGGATTTAGGTAACTTTGAGAATCAAGGAATCCGTTCTTATAATACTGATTTTGTTTCTGCTGCTTTTCAATTTATTAATCCTGATAATTTTTCAAATGGTTATTATTATACAGAATCGGATTTAGTATCAAATGATGATTATTCTGCATATCCTCCATTAAAACTACGCATAGGAAAATATTATTGTTATGGAGATGTAGATAATTTCTGCTTTTTTAATGATGGGAATGCAGAAAGACGAAAAATTCCATCTTATAAAGGATATCTGCAAAAAACTGATCATTTTTTTGAATTAAATGTCGAAAAAGAAATAGTAGTATATCTTACCAGATATAAAACGTCTCCGATTATTATAGCAACAGAATCTATCGGAAGCGATAGTCAAAAATTACCGTCTTATGGGTATTTTGGTAAAAAAAAAATATTTGATTTTTCTATAGATGATATGGAAAATGATATAAAAACCCTAAAAGATAATACAATCGTTTTTGATTATCAATTTTTAAATTATGATGAAAAGACATCAAGTAGTGCATATTGGAGCGATTTGGATACTCATGATGTTGGATCTGAATATAGTTCCTATTTACCAGTTTCAATTCCTAAGGGAACATATTTTGTGCATAAAATATCTCCTAATTTTACTTTTATAAAAAACAGTGAATATACAAAACCATTAACAGAATATTCGGGCTTTTCAGGTAACGCAGATGATGGATTTATTGCTTTAGATTCTGATTGCGTAGTATATGCTACTTCATATAATTCAACCGATGCAAACAAAGCGTATATTTCCACATGTGAAATTAAAGAATATCATTATGGGAAATTTAATGAGCGTGAGTTAGACTTAAAATTAGTTGAGAATATTTCTAAAATTTATTACGTTGGTAAAAATAGAGAGTTCACAAAAATAAAAGATGCAGTTTCAGAAGCCATTAAAAGCAAAAATAGCATCATATATTTAGATGCAGAAACGTTTGATTTAGTACAGGAATTTGGAATTGATTACTTGAATAATTATAAAGACAATGAGATGATAGGAATATTTTTGTCTAATGGGGTACATATTATTGGTTCTAGCGGATCTAAAATTGTATTCGACTACAATGGGACTAATACAAATATACATAATAAATTCGCACCTTTTAATGCAGGAGAAAATGGATTTATTTTAGAAAATGTAACGATAGAGTCAAAAAATTGTAGATATTCTGTACATGATGAAAGAGGGCATAGCGCAGATAGCTATTGCAATAAATATTTACGTTGTACTATGATTCACGATTCATCTAACTGTTCTTGGGGTGCTCATCAAGTGATAGGTGGTGGACTTGAACAATTTGGAGACATCTTAATCGAAGATGGCTACTATAAATCTGTTGGATGTGCCGACAATATATCTTATCACAATACTACTCTTACGGGTTCAAGCACAGCAAAATCAAAAGTTGTAATCCGGGGGGCTTACATAGATGGAACTACATTATGTGCCAATTACGGTACATCGGAAGAAATTTCTCAAATGTTTGTCTGTGGATGCTCACTAGGAGCACAACCAAAACTTGAAAGAGTGATAACTGAGGAAAGAGCAGACAACATGGAAGTCATTGCATGGGGAAATACTATAAGAAATTAGGTGTTTCAATACCCTCATTTGCTTATCTTTTGACTCATTCTGTGTAATTTAATTAAAATAAGGAGTACCGTGGGCAAAATGCCTGCGGTATTTTTTGTATACAAAAAATCCTTGGAGGAGGGAAATGCTATGTATCAGGTATCAGAAGCATTAGATAAAGTTATATCAGGCAGCGGAAGAACGTTCTACGCAAGGCTAAACGGAATATCAGATGGAATCCAAGAGATAGTGCAAACAAATTTTTCAACTCCTGATAGCTATTTTTATGTGGGTGGAGCTACAGCTTCCAAAATAGAAGTATCTATGTTTACAAAGTCGCAAGATTTTGTAAAAGGTGCGGAAGTAAGACTTGAAATCGGAGCAACAGCTGATGGCACTATAGAATGGATACCAATGGGGTATTTTACAATAAAAGAGCAAAAAAAAGACCGAAATCTGCTTACTTTTACAGCATATGACAGGCTAGAGTCAAAGCTAGCTAAAGCATATAAAAGCAAAATCACAAACTATCCAGTAGAAAGTAAAGAATTTTTAACTGATATAAGCGAACAGACAGGTGTTGAGTTTGACACAAGCAAATTATCTGATAACCTGATGATAGATAAAATATTGACGGTTAACGACCAGTCGGGAGAAAAAACATACAAAGAGCCGTTTGACGGTTTTACGATGCAACAGGTGGTTGGATACATCGCACAACTCCATGGTACATTTGCTATATGCGATAGAAACGGGAAAGTAACGTTTAGATGGTATAAAGCGTTAACAAATGACTATCCAGGAAAGATAGGCGATACAGCAGGTGACTATTTAAAAGACCAGAACCTATCGTTCATTTATAATACAATTGAATTTTTAAAAGAATCACACACGTATCTGATTAAGACCAATAGATATTTTGATGATCTACTACAATCAGAAACGATGTGCCAAATTTCAGGCATCAGCTGTGATACAGAAAACAATCATTATGAATCAGGAACAAATATAAATACAAATTTAAGCAATCCAGTAATGACACAGGAATGGCTCGATAAAATCCTTGAAAAAATAAAGGATACGAGGTATTATCCAGTGTCATTTTCGTTTATGGGAGATCCGAGACTTGACGTAGGTGATGTCGTTACAATAGTTGATGCTAAAAATAATCTTATAGATGTTCCAGTGATGCAGCACACCATTATATTTGATGGTGGCTTGCTGTCGGAAGTGGCATCCTATGGTTTTGAAGAAAAAGAGGTGAAAAGTCCATCTGAAATAGCGTTGCAACGAGTTAAAGATGATATTCTTAGCCTTCAGGAAATTACGGCAAAAAAAGCCACATTTAACCAATTAAATGCTGTAGATGCAAAGATCACGAACTTGCAGGCAAGCACAATCACGGTAAATGATGCAAATATATTATTTGCCAGACTTGATAAAGCAAATATTCAGCAGGGTTGGATAACAAGTGTAATGATTGGTGATGCGCAAATTACCAATGCGAAAATTCAGGATATGTCTGCTGATAAAATAACAGCAGGCGTTATAGATGCCTCAGAGGTCTCTATCATCAATTTAGATGCTACCAGTATCACCACAGGCACTATTACTGGACTAGATGCATTTTTTAATAAGACCTTTAAGGTAATTAGTCCAACGTCAGATACAGAGGAATTTATAATTAGCGCAACGCCAGAAAGTGTTATGATCGGTACAAGAATGAAATCTGGTGAACTATATCTGCGAAAAGCAATGATAAGCATTGGTGATGAAGATATGGCTATAACAACAAAAGGCTATTTACGTTTAACTGGTTCACAACACCTAAGCCTTACATCAGCGAATGATATAGTGTTATTTCCTGGTGTGTCAAATGATGATAAAAATGTATACATCAACGATGGCTCAACCAATAACGCAATATTGCATGTTGGAAACTTTGAAAATTTAATAACAACAGTTGAAAATTCCAGAAACTCAAAAAAATTGAGCGGAATGGAAATAGTTGATTCCTCAAAGAATATTTCGAACGCAATTCCGTGGATTGACCAGACTGGTGTGATGGAGATTGGAAAATATTTGGATTTTCACGAGTGGAACGCAGATAATACTGATTTTAGCGCTAGGTTGGAAGTTTTTGAAAAATCGTTAAGAATAACCGCAGGGATAACTACTGCGCTAGACCTTAATGGAGTTGGGAATGCATCATATATAAAATTTAGTGGAAGTGGAACAACGCTGGGATGGATTGGCTTAAACAGGAAAGATGGATCACTGATGTTGTACGACAGCAGTGAAAAAGAATATCGCATATTAGACGAGACATCTATATCGTTTGGAACAGCAGAGCCGATTAGCAATGGAAGAAAAGGCGATATCTATGTTCAGACATCTGATAGTGGAAATGGATGGAAAAAAGCTGTTGCAATTTATTATTATTCCAACTGAAATGATAGGGAACACCCTATCATTTCAAATTATTAAGATAAGAATCTTTTCTCTCACAAACAGATTGCTTTGCTTGCTGTATTGATTCTTCTAAATGTTTTAAGTCAGGCTCTATAAAAGCGTCTTTAACCTCGCCGCGTGCCTGCCGAATTAGAAAATTGTCGAGATATGCTTGAGCTGACGTTATACGGTCAGCAAGCGGCAATTTGTTCAATGCTGTAAGCATATCAAGCTGTGCGTGCCAATCAGAGCCAGTATCGCAAAAGACATTGTAATACAGACGTTTCAGATACGCAGCATCTTCATGCTTTAAGTATTCCTGCAGAGCGGACAGTGTCTCACTATCTTTTTTAGGGCGATAAATACGCTCGTATTTGTTAGGATCATAGATAGCCATAAGACATTTTTCTACATCGACACCACATCTGTCAAACCACTCTAGCAGCGCTGGGAAGTCTGGTGCACCAAGACCATTCTCCCAATTTTTAATCGTCCCTACACTCTTTCCGAGTGCTTTTGCCAAATCCATTTGCGACAATCCTGCGCTTTTGCGCGAATAAATAATGACTTTTACAAGCCGTTCAGTATCAGCTACTCGATTTCTCATGTCAAAAACCACCCTTCATATTCGTTCAAAATGTCATTTTTACAATAAATTGTACTTTAGCAAAAACAAAAAGTATAATTTATTGGCTACATCAAACAAAAGGTAAAGTCAAAGTTTTCTGGCACTTAAAAGTTTGGAAAATAGCCAAAAAACTTTGACCGAAAAAAATGTGAACAAAGTCAATACAATTGTAGTCACCAGTGCTATTATCTATACCATAGCAGAAAAGAGAAAGGAGGCTACTAATGATGACAGTTTACAACTGCAAAGTAACAGAGCCAATGGTTAATTTTGCCATTATTCATGGTAAATTACTAGACAATTTTACAACATTAGACTGCTTGGAGAGTGATTTTTGTTCAAACACCATCGAGACAAGCCGCCTGAGTGGAGTAAAGGATGAAATACCAATCGCTGTTGCAAAGGATAGAATCGGAGCTTTAAAGCGTCAGGATGAAGTGACAGTGATTGGAGAATGGCGAAGCAAGAATTATTATACCAGTGACGGCAAGAGACATGTACAGCAGTACTTTCTGGTTCGTGAAATCAAAGCAGAAAGTGGGGAACATAGGAACCAAATTGCATTGACTGGGTATTTATGCAGCAAACCGATATATCGCACAACACCATTAAAAAAGGAGTTATGTGAGCTTATAGTTGCTGTAAATCGTTCATATGGCAAGAGCGATTATTTGCATTGTATTGCTTGGAATCAGCTTGCTCGAAAGGCATCAAATTTAAAGGTTGGGGACAAAATTAGACTGTCTGGAAGAATCCAGAGCAGAACTTATATCAAAAGAGAACATGAAACAGAAATGGTTAAAGCTGCATACGAAATTTCTGTGGATGCATTTGCAAAGGAAAGGTGATTATATGTGTGATGTGGTTAGACGTTTTTTAGATAGTATTGCAGAGCTAAAAGGCAACGAATATGTAAAAAGAGCGATTACGTATATGTCCACGTTCATTCCAGAAGGAAAACGTAACGAAATGGAATTGCTTGATTTTTTGTATCAGCTAACAGATAGAGACGATGTAAAGAAATATCGCTGTGAGTTGATCGCGCAGGCAATGACGAGAGAATAGAAGAAGAAGAAAGAGAGGGCAATGAATGGCAGAAAGCAGAAGCGAAAAGGATATTGATGCGGATGTTGAAGAAGCAATGAAGAAGTACTACAAGAAAAAAATCAGAGAGATCTTGAGGAATGAGGAAAGACTAAGCACAATTAGAATTGTTTATTATATCTTGACAAAATAAAAAGAGGGCATCCAGTAATGGGTGTCCTCTTAATGTTTTACTGGGCTGAAACAATTTTATCATTCTGCTCTAAGATATCAGACGCATCTTTCCATGCATAGTTAATTTGAATCGTACTTGGAGTAGCAGCATCTTTACCGTAATCACAAGAATGGATTGATAAGATGCAGGTTTTTGTTTCCCAAACAGTAAAATGACCATCATAGAGATTAAATATAAACGAATCACCTTTAGTCGAGAAAGAATCTTCGTCATAATCCTGTGAAGGTTCGCCATAAGTAGCTGTTAATTGCTCTTTTAAATCATTTGCCATTGGGCTAACATCATTTGTATTAAATTCGTATGTAACACCGTACAGCATAGCATTTGCCACATTATAGTCAATTACACCGTCTGCTGAAGGGCAAACAAAATACGCATATACAGAAGATGTTGTATATCCAAAGGCTGGCTGCTGATAGTTTGAAGCGAAAGCACTTGCCATAAAACCAGTCGAATCATAGTCAACACCAGTAATTCCACCATAGATAATATCATCAACTGAATAGACAGGAAGCGCCTGATCTATAGATGCTTGGAGGTTAAGTTCTGGTGTTAAGCTCTGCACACTCGCAAAATTTGTTCCCCAAGGGATATCCTTGAACAGGATATCACCGTCTGGGAGTTCTGCCTCGGTTTCTGCCTCAGAACTCTCTTCCTCATCACCCTCAAGCAATTCATTATATAGTTTAAGAAGATCGTTGTAGTCTTTGAGCAATTCATTATACTTTGCTTCATAATCAATAGTTTCTGCTTCTGTCTCCACTTCGCTTTCTGCAAATACTGGCACTGCTTGCAATGCCATACAACTACACAGTACAGCTACAAATCTCTTTTTCATGTCCTTTTCTTCCTTTCTTTTTGTGCTTGTGTTGCACTATGTAAATAGTATAAACAGGTTTTGACAAAATAGCAACTAGAAATTCACCTTGCATGTAAAACAAATGGGTATCCGCATTACGGATACCCACTGTCTGGTTAATTAGTTTTGTTTGTTGTTGGTGTCTGGAGGAAAGATGATGTCTTTTCCTGCGAGAAGAGTATCAAGCACTTGTTCCAATTTCTCCCAGTCTGAATCCTTCATTTGCGCAAGATAAAGGATTAAACGTTTTTTGAAATTTTCGTCACCTGCTATTGCAAGCGTGCTAAGAAATGATTCAATCTCTTCTGATGGTGTAATGTCCTTAAACATATTGCCTTCTCCAGTAAGGAGCCAAGTTTCATTGACAGCATATTCCTTGCAAATGTTTGTGATAACAGGATTTGAAGGAACAATTCTTCCACTTTCATATTGAGCTATCGTATTACGCGCAACACCAATTTTAGAGCCAAATTCCTCTTGCGTCATTCCAAGCTCCTGCCTTAATAATTTAAATCTTGTTTTCATTGCATTTTTCGCCTCCTTTCACTTTGCATTGTACCACATAACAATAAAGAAGTCAAATAAAAAAGTCTGTAAAACAACAAAAAATATAACAAAAACAACAAAAAAAGTCTTGACAATGTAATGTTAAAGACGTATACTGTTCTCAGAAACAACAAAAAGCACATTGAAAACTAAACAGAAAGGAGTCGAAACATGGAACTCTTGAGAATTAACTACGAGTCAGAGCAGCCGACTGTATCGGCAAGAGAACTACATGAGGGATTGGGTATCAATACAAAGTTTTCTACATGGTTTCCACGTATGTGTGAATATGGTTTTGAGCCAGAAAGAGATTTCAAAAAGTGCTACCCAAATTTGGGTAGCGGTTCCAATGGAGGTCAAAATGCAACTGACTATCAAATCTCCATCGACATGGCAAAACAGATCTGCATGATTCAGCGCACTGACAAGGGTAAGCAGTACCGCCAGTATTTCCTTGATCTGGAAAAGGCATGGAATACACCAGAACAGGTGATGGCACGAGCCTTAAAGATTGCCAATAACGAGATTGATAAGCTCAAGGCAGATAATAAGGTACTGATTGCAGACACAGAGCGCATGAAGCCTAAAGAAATCTTTGCAGATGCAGTGGAGTCTAGCAGGACTTCAATTCTAATTGGAGATATGGCAAAACTGATTTGCCAGAATGGTCACGAGATCGGGCAGAACAGACTCTTTGAGTGGATGCGCCAAAATGACTATCTTATTAAAAGTGGCGGCAGTAAAAATATGCCGACACAGAAGGCGATGGAACAGAAACTCTTTGAAGTTAAGGAGCGTACTGTTGTGAATCCGGACGGAAGTGTCAGAATCACAAGAACAACGCTTGTAACTGGAAAAGGACAAATCCATTTTATTAACAAGTTCGCCAGGATGAAGGCAGAAGTGATAGCAGAAATTACATAAGAGAGGAACAAACAATGTTTGACATTAACAAGTTTGTAGTACTTAAAGATTGCATGTACTACGAGGGAATGCATAAGTATTACATATTTCAGTTTGATAGTGCATACACACTACTTGCTGACACAAACAGAGCAATCTTGTACAGAGCAGAAAGCTTTGCTGACATGATTAACCACATTGAAAGAATGGAAACATGTAGAAAGGAGGTGCAGGCGTGATGACAGATAAAAAGGAAAAGCCTAAGACATACCGTTTTTTGACAGAGCAGAAAAAGCGCACTTTGAAGAAGTTGAGCGAAGTGACAAATAGCTGCTCCAGTATCCAGAATAACTATTTGCTTGGCTGGATCGAAAACACGGTCACAACATCGTAAGCAAAAAAGAAAAGCTGCAAATACAAATTAAGAGAGGTGATAAAAGATGTTCTGGATGACTAAAAAGATGCCAGATAAGACCGCAGGCTATCTGCTGTGTACAATTAGATGGGGTGAGACTAGACTTACCCATGAGTATTATTGGGGACCAGACCCAAAGAACAGATTTAGATGGTGGGTTTCGAAAGAAGCCTGCCAGGCGAATTTGCCAGATGGCGGATTTGAAGATTCTGGCTATGAAATCGTGGCTTGGGCTAGAATGCCTGAGCCATATAGAAAGGAAATGTATGAATCTAAGAGAAATATTGCCGCATTTGAGCGGAGAAATGAGCAAGGACACGGAGCTATTGAAAGAAACAGCAAAGCAGGGCGACACTGTTGTGCTGAATGTAAAAACGCCAGATGGAATACCAACAACGGTCAATGCGGTAATTAAAGCGAAGTACCCACATGTGGTACATATGCAGTATCAAACCGCAAATGGATATACCGTAAACAAAACGCTTGCTTGGAAAAAGCTGTTAATGATAATGCTGAATCCAAGCAGCATTGAAGATAACGAAGAAGGAGAGTGATTAGCAATTTTTATTTACCATGGGGAAAGCAAAGAGCAATTGCTTGAAACAGCAACACGGCTGCTTCCATGTTTAACAGAGAAACAGCTTGCCTACATCATCGGAATGGAGCAGGCAGAGGAATATAAAGAAAAGGAAGGAGCGAAGGAAGATGATAAATCTGTACTTTGATGCGGAGTTTACAGGATTGCATAAAGACACAACCCTAATAAGTATTGGAATTGTATCTGCAAGCGGTGAATCCTTTTACGCAGAACTTAATGATTTTGCAGATTATCAGATCTCACCTTGGATTGAGAAAAACGTATTGTCAAATACAGTGGTAAAGGGCGAGAACAAGGAGCTTGCAGAGCTGCTAGACAAGGAAAACACCGTATTTGTGGTTGGCAGCAAATATGAGGTACGAGAATCACTTCTTGAATGGCTTAAGCATTTTGAGAGTGATATTCAATTTGTGTCAGATGTATCTCATTACGATTTTGTTTTACTGGTTGATCTTCTGGCAAGTTCCGCATTAGAGCTTCCTAATTACATATCAGCAAGTTGTCACGACATCAATCAGGATATTGCAAGAGTGCTAAGAATTTCTGAAAAGGAAGCGTTTGATTTATCACGCGAACAACTCTTAACAAAGCTGGGAAAGCCACTTCCCAAAGGGGTAAAACACAATGCGCTGTATGATGCCAAGATCATTCAAGCGATTTATCGCCAGCTCCAATAAGCCTATGAAGCTAACAGAGGAGCAGCGGTTAGAGCTGATTGGACATATCTGTAGAAGAGTGGATGCAATAGCGCCAAGGTCTGGAAGGACGGCAGCAGAAATTAAAAGAGCTAGGCAGAAAGCCATGAAAGGGTTGATCCAGAGCTTTTCAGACGAATTTGGTGTGAGAGCAGAACGCTTATGGAAACAAAATGAAACATTGAAATTTAGAGGATGCAGCTTGTATGACTTACACGAGTTTATAGATTGCTACAATCCACCAGAGAAGAAAAGAAAGGAGAGAGCAAATGGTTGTAGTGAACAGCGGAGAAAGTTACCTCGGCGCAGAAATCCGCGAATGGTGCAGCCGCTGCAAGGAGCAGGATGCGGTAATGGTAAATACAAAGTATTACAGCGGTTTCAGAGAACCGAATGATGGAGCGTTCTACTTTGTTGAGAAAGATGGAGAAAACATTTCAAAATATAGAGTTGTGCGTGATTTGGTCAAGTCACCGCGGCTGTAGAAAGGAGACAGATGAGTAAAGAACTTGAAGCTGCAAGAGCATTGGTAAAAATGCTTGAAGAAAGAGAGCAGAGTAACAAGGTTAAACTGGAAAGTTTAAAAGCCGGAGAAACATTTTGTATTGGAGAGAATGATTATATTGTCCTCGAACAGCACGAAGGAAAAACCAAAGCTATCTCGAAGGATTTTATAGCAAAACATAAAAAATTTGCAGATGATACAGCAGATTACGAAACATCTGAACTTAGAAAATACACCGAAGCTGAAATTCAGCCGACTATTGAGGAAGAAGTTGGAGCCGAGAACCTAGTAGAACACACCGTAAGTTTAACAACGGTAGATGGACAAGACGACTACGGAGAGTTAACATGCAAGGTTCGCCCACTCACTTTTGATGAGGCCAGAAAGTATAACAACTTAATTGTTAATAATGATTTGGATGATTGGTGGTGGACTTGTACAGCATGGACTAGTCCAAACCGTGAATGCAATCGTTCAATCACCGTTGTTCTTCCGTCCGGCCTCGTCTGCGGCAACAATTGCGGCTTCAGCCGCGGTGTTCGCCCAGTTTGTATCTTAAAATCTAACATCTTTGTATCGAAAGGAAAATAAATGGCTGAATTAACATTAGAAGCGTTGCAACAACAGTTCAATGATCTAAAGAAAAGAGTAAGCATCTTAGAAGGCAATTCAAAAAGAAAAATTGATGTTGAGCCTAAAGCAGGCAATCAGTTCAAACTTGCAGGGCTAAAATGGAAAATCCTTGATGTTCTTGATTCAGGCTGTATGTGCCTTGCAGAAAAATCAGAGTTGACGAGATTTGATCCAGACACAAATGACTGGAGAATCAGTGAACTACGTCAGCATCTGAATAGTGATCTCCTTGAAAAAATAGAAAATGAAATTGGAGAGGAGAATGTTATTAAATTTGAGAGGGATTTACTGTCTGTTGATGGGCAGAATCAATACAGAGCATGCAAAGACAAGGTTTCGCTGCTTACTCTTGACGAATACAGAAAATATAGAAGCCTGATTCCAAATGAAGAGTGTTGCTGGTGGTTACTTACTCCATGGAGTACGTCGCACAGCGGATATTATACATGGACTACCGTTGTTCTTCCGTCCGGCATCATCCGCAACATCTATTGCAACGGCAGCCGCGGTGTTCGCCCAGTTTGTATCTTTTCCCCTTTAATCTTTGAATCTAAGGAGAAGTAATTAAGTGGCAGAAGAACTCAGAGTTATTCTTAAAGCAAAAGAGCTAGCAAAGCATACTTTAATAATAACTTCTAATTGTAACCGTTATCCGAAAAAATATAGGTTCTCACTCGTAGATAAAATGCAAAATAAAGCACTTGAGATTTATGAGCATTTATATGAAGCAAACCGAACAGACTTGAGACTTTATCCTAAAGAGCGATCAGAACTCCAGACAAAAGCAATAACAAAATGTGATGAGTTATTGTTCTATATTGAATTGTCAATGGAATTGAACATCATCAACAATAAAAGTACAGAATATTGGTCAAAGATGGTTTCAGATATAAAGCATATGGCAATTGCCTGGAGGACTAAAGACAAAGAAAGATAATAATATTAGGTTATTTGCTGTTAAGACCGTTGTTCTTCCGTCCGGCAACATCAACAACAACAATTGCAACAACAGCAACGGTGTTCGCCCATTCTGTGTCAAACAGGCCGTCAGAGTAGGCATTAAGCCGAAATCAGCAAAAGATACAAAAAAGCAAATGACCTTTCCGAAGAGGATAAATACAAAGGAATTTTTACTATGGATAAAGATCTTATATGCGATTTTCAAAATTTATACAAAGCATACCGAAAAACGAAATCTGGTAAGAAATTTAATGGAAGTTGTGCGAGATTTCAAACAATGAGTCTTGAAGGACTTCACATATTGAAAGAACAGCTTGAGAATCAGACGTACAGTATGAACCCGTATAACAAATTCAAAATATATGAGCCAAAGGAGCGAGAAATCAAGTCCTGTGCTTTTAAGGACAAAGTGGTTCAGAATTGTCTGTGTTATACCGTTCTTAGACCAAGGTTGCAGTCTCAATTTATTCGTACCAATTATGCAGGTCAAATAGATAAAGGTACTCATTTTGGAATGGATTGTCTGAAAGAGCAGATGTTAAGCTTTTACGAAGAACATGGAACAAATGGATGGATTTTAAAGTGCGATATACGAAAATTCTTTTACACCATAGAGCATAATCCAGTGAAGGATATAGTAGATTATTATTTCTACGATGAATATACAGTATGGTTAAATCATTTGTTCATTGATAGCGTTGAAAGCCCAGGTCTTCCACTCGGAAATCCTGTTGCACTAATGTATGCGCTTCTTATGCTTGATGGACTTGACCATTTTGTAACTGGTGAGCTTGGAATAGATAAATATGGGCGCTATTCAGATGACTTTTATTTGATATGTTCAAGCAGAAGTTACGCAAAGTGGTGCAAAGAAGCCATAGAAGTTTTTGTTAGCACCCTCGACCTATCGCTAAATGGGAAGACACAAATAGTTCCATTTCGTAAGGGAATTTCGTTTTTGGGATTCCATCATTATGTAACAGAAGACGGAAAGTACATCAGGAAAATAAAAGGCGAAAATAAGCGTAAAATCAAGAAGAAATTGAGTAATTGGGCAAAAGCTGTGAAGGCAGGGAAGATGACGTTAACAGAGTTTTATACAAAATATAACGCATGGAAAAATCATGCACTTCACGGGAATTGCAAGAAATTATGCCATTCTATGGACCTTTATGTAGAAGAATTGTTGAAAGGAGTGAACCAATGAATTATGTAAAAGCCCGATACGAGGGCAGTAAAAGAAGCTATTGTTTTGCAGCAGAGGAAGATTTAAAGCCAGGAGACGAAGCAGTAACTCCAAACGGCACAAAAGTCACAGTAGTAGATAAACCAGTAGACCTTTCGTGGATAGAAGCTTACGGAAGAAGCAATATTAAGGTGATCAAAAGAGCACCAGAAAACAATAAAACTGAATAAGGAGAATAATTATGAGTGAGAGATTTGAGATGTGTGCTGGAGAACGTGTAGGAATGATTGTTATTAAAGACAATCAAACTAAAGAAACAGGATTGGGATTTTTCAAAAGTAGAGATGATCTTAGTTTTTTGGAAGCGCTCAGAGACGCTGCGCAGGAATTACTAGATGTATTAAAAGCTGACAAGAATAATGATGCAGACAGTGCAGAGGACACAGAGCCGGAGCAGGAAGAGAAAAAACAGCCAGTTCCTTACAATGGCACAGTCGAAGTTGTAAAAGGTGATGACAAGCTTTTCCCGACAGGGTTGAAGTTTAAAGTGGTACAAGGCAAAATATCATATTTTTCAGGTGATTTAGCAAAAGACACTATCGCACTCGTGATGTTTAGCAGTTTTACACTTAAATCATTTAAGGAATTGAGTGAGTTATTAAACAAGATAGATATCAAGGTCAAGGAAGTCAAGGAGGGCGAGGAATAATGGCAGATACAGCAATTGTAGAGAGTGGAAAGCAGGCTGTGCAGCAGTCAACAAAGAGAGTAACCGATTATAGTCTTGGAATTTTTGGAACAAGTGACAATTTTATTATGGCTATGCAGATGGCAAAGGCACTGGCTGAATCTACAATTGTTCCGGCTATATATCAGAAGAATCCATCCAACTGTTTAATCGCCATCGAAATGGCGCAACGAATGGGTGCGAGCGCAATGATGGTTATGCAGAATTTATATCCTATTCAGGGTAGACCGTCTTGGAGCTCACAGTTCCTTATTGCAAGAATTAACAACAGCCACAAATTCGACATGGAGCTACAGTACGAGGAAACAAAAGACAAAGACGGAAAGCCTTTTTCTTGTACCGCTTGGACTACCAAAGACGGCAGACGAGTTGATGGTATGACAGTTGACATGCAAATGGCAAAGGATGAAGGATGGATTGCAAAGAACGGTAGTAAGTGGAAAACAATGCCACAGCTCATGCTTAGATATCGTGCTGCTTCATTTTTTTCAAGACTTAATTGTCCAGAAGTTGCAATGGGACTTTATACAAAAGAGGAAGCAGAGGACAATGATTTTGAAGAAAACACAAGTGAAAGTTTGCAGGAACAGATGGAGAAAGATATTTCAGAAAACGCAAATTCACAGGTATTTGAAGAACCAAATGAGCAGAATAAGGAAGCAAACAAAGATGCTTTGCCACCTTTTATGCCTGCCTGATCGGGAGATAGCCTATGGATGAAATCAAATGGAGAATAGAAGGGATTTTCAAAGCCAATGCCGCAAAGTGCCTAGACGAAATCGGAAGAGACACAGAGATAACACCAGAACAAGTACTTGAGAAAGCGAGAGACGAACAGTCAGAACTTCACAAGTGTTTTGAATGGAACGATAGCATAGCGGCAGAGAAATATCGCTTGCAGCAGGCAAGACAGCTTATCCAGTTCTTTGTGGTTGTACCAAAGCAGGACAATAAACCGCCTATTAGGCACTTCCAGATCACAAGTCAGAGAAATGTGTATATGCCAACAACGCATTTTGCAACGCAACCTGACGAGTATCGGAAGTTGCTGCAGAGGGCTTACGCAGAGCTGAGAAGCTTTCAAAATCGGTATAAGTCACTTTCTGAGTTAGAGAGTGTCTTTGAAGAAATCGACAAGATAGCCGTTTAAACAGTTTCAATGTTTAATTCGAGTGTTCTATGGATGGTGTAACGGTATGCACCATCTGAGAAAAGAATGGCTCATATGTCAAAAACATAACAGCGCAGGACAGAACATAACGCGATACAACATAACAAAACATTACATCATCTGCAGAGCATTCGAGTTAAGCAAATTTTATGGGCTAGCACGAGGTAGTAAGTAAATTGGTGTCCTATCGCCACAACGGGGAGAAAGAGGTTTAATATGAGAATTTTATGGGTAAGCAGACACACAATGACACAGGCACAGGAGGCAGACCTTCGCCGCATTTATGGTGAGGTTGAGGTAAAGCAGTTTGCGGACAGCGTTACATCTGCAAAACAGGTAGTAGAATTAGGCAGTGATTGTGACGTTCTCGCCGTAGTCCTTCCACCGGCTTTTCTTGCAGATCTCACAAATCCGCGTGTAAACCAGAAACCCGTGATTCGCGCAATCGCCAACCGCGTGGCAACTGGAAAGACAGTAGTAAACCCAGCAACAGGGAAGGAGGAGCCAGAAATGAAATTCGAACACGTTGCTTGGGAACGTGTTGTTAAGGTTGAGATCGTGACTGAAAAGTTATAAAAAATCTCAGCCAGCAAGGCAAAACAAATTTTACGTTGACTCAACGGCTATACGGGCTGATTGGGAAGATATAGAAAAAGGCAGAACATAACACAAAAACAAAAGGTATCCATTCTGTATGTGGCATAAGTCACAAAACAAAACACAGCACACAATAACATAATACATCATCAAATAGTGCAAGACAGGACATAACAAAGCACCATAATTTTTTTATGTCGCATACCGAGTGGATACCAACAAAACAAACTGGTAGCATTTGCAGGCAGCATGAGTTGCCAGCACAGAACAGAACGCTACAGAACAGCACACCACAACACACGACATCACATTTCATGTTGTTTGCAAGTGTTACCAGAACACTTGAAGCTTCCGTTTGAGACGCGGCATGAGCCGCAGAAAATAACATATGACAGTACAGCATATCACACAGCAGCACAAAATAGCACATAACATTGCATCACAACGTTCATGACGCGCCTCGAGCGAAAGCTTAGACCAAAACAAAAAAGGAGAACACAAATTATGACAAAGAAGGAAGAAACACAGGTCATCGAATTAAAGCCGTTAAGTATCAAGCAGGCAAGAATTATTATTGCAGGTGATGGAGATTTGGTACTCAACAAAATGAATGACTGTAACGCTAGAAAGTTGACCGACGAGAGAAAGAACAAGGCTAAGGACACAGCAGCTACAAATGTATGGGAAGAAATCATTACCTCTATGCACTGGTATGACGGAAAGCCTACAGACTTCACAGAGGAAGGTTTGAGAGAAGCACTGGCCAACAATGCACCGTGCATTACGGCATTTGGCTTGAAAAAGTCATTTGGACAGGCTGTTGTACAAAACAAGATTGACACTTACGCAACAAAATTCAACGCTGCTGTAAATGTCATTGCGAAGGGCAATTTGGTTCCGATCAAGTTTGCAGAGCATTTTATTGACGAAAAGCTTATGTCGCCAAAGAAAGGTGCTCCAGTACTTGTACGGCTGAATAGATTCAGCGGATGGAGTGCAACATTCACCATTCAGTATACAGAGAATGCGTATTCTCTGGAACAGATCTTAAACATCATTCGTCTTGCAGGTTTTGGAAACGGAATTGGAAGCGGAAGAACAAGCGGTTACGGCCGTTACCACATTGAGAGCGTTGAGGGATGAATGACATAGAACTTGAGAGAGGAGTTTTTTAGATGATTCTAACATGTTTAGCCAGCGGCAGTTCTGGTAATTGCTATGTTTTGAAGGATAACAAAGGCAAGATGCTTCTTCTTGATGCAGGAATCCCGATCATAAAGATCAAAAAGGGATGTGATTGGAAGGTATCTGATATTGTTGGATGCGTTGCCACACATAAACACAGAGATCACTCGGAAGCAGTCAGCGATCTGGAAGAAATGGGAATCCCAGTCTACAAACCTTATGAAGATAACTCCTATATCGGTGGCTATGGTGATTTTAAAATTGTATCAGTTCCGATGAATGATGTGTATGGACACTTCAAGCATACCGATGCAGACGGTACAGAGTGTCCGTGCTATGGATTCATCATCGAGCATCCAGAGATGGAGCGAATGCTCTACATTACTGATACAGAGTTTGTAAGGTGGCGATTTAAGGACATTAGCCACATACTGGTGTCTTGCAATTACCAAAAGAAGTACATTTCAGAAGATGCCACTGGTAAACGATTGCATGTCATTAAGGGGCATATGGAACTAGAAACGTGCGCAAGCTTCATAGAAGCTAACGTAGCAGACACACTCCAGAACGTCATTATTTGCCATTTAAGCGCAAATAATGCAGTACCAGATGAAATGGTCACAAGAATAAAAGAAGTCGCAGGAATGGCAAATGTGGACGTTGCAGAAGCAGGTAAGACCTGGCAATTATTTAACCTTGAAACATGTCCGTTCCTGTAAGAAAGGAAAAGCAAATGAGCAATAAAGAAGCCGTGAAGATATTAAAGAAGAAACTTGATACTTGCACCAGAGCAACTGAGCAAGCCTTAAAGAAAAAGGATTACAAGGCAGTTGAAAAGTCAATGAGAACCGCGTTTATATTCATGAAGGCGCATAATGCTCTTAAAAAGCAGATTCCACAAAAACCGGTTATTCTGGCAGATAAGAACGCATGTAGCTGCTCTGTATGTGGAAACATCATAAATGATTGCCTTGCTTCCTATTGTTCAAAATGCGGACAGAAGATTGACTGGGAGGATTGTTAAATGTCTATTGCAAAAAGCGATGAAATCAAAAACCTTTTGTTTAGCAATAATCAATTGATGGTTACGACAGCACATCCACATACCTATTGCCGTGCAGTACCCCTACAAACGGCATGTGAAATAGTCAACAACATTCTTGAAAACAGAGACATGCATAAAACAATTGCAGAAGAACCAGTCGTCTGCACATCAAATGGAAATGTATATGAATGGTGTTGCCCGACATGCGGCACACGGTATGAATCAGAAGCAGGTGCGTGCGTACACTGTCCGTACTGCGGACAGAAGATAGATTGGAGCGATTATGATTCTGAATGAAATTTTGAAGCTTATGGAATGCTTTCCTGGCAGCAGTATCAACAGCGATGGATACTTGCTCTTAAACAAGCAGCGTTCTGGTTTTTCCATAGCTGGCATTGAGAGCGAAGAAGATCTTAAATGTAAATTGCTTGAATATGTGTCAAGGGACGCTTGCAAAACAATGGTTTATCAGCAACATGTAAGGAACGTAAGATTTTGGAATAGAACTCGAAAGAGTATAAACCAGTATCTGCAGACAAATTTTTCTGATGATGACATGCTTGATATATACCAGTACTTAGGCAACGGTATCAGGCACAAGCTCACTAAAGAGTTTGTAGAAGGTGGATATGATCTAAAACTGATAAAGGAGGTACAAGATGGGTGAGATTGAGATCGGAACTCCTGTCTATCACGTAGAGGAATACCGATTAAGCAACTACGAGTTAAAACAAAAGGGATTCGAAGGGTTCGACAACTACGGACTTGAAGTTGTTGAATCGGTTATTATAGCCGTGACAGACACACATTTTGATACGATAACCGAAAAACGTGACATCGGAAGCAATACGAATAACATACATCATTGGGAGAGATTAGCGCTTGGAAGGGCAGTATTTCTAAGCAAAGAAGAAGCTGCGGAAGAAGCTGATAACCGTGCACATAATATCCAGTTAGGATATCACTGCTCAAAATTTAGCCAGCGACCAATGTATAAGAATTGGCTACACTGGCAAGATACAGCTAAGGCAAAGACACCTAAAAAACAAACAGGTCATAGATCAAACTTTGTCGCGAAAAAAACTACACTTCCAGAGGAGCTTTACATTGCCTGGAGGGATGGAAAGTTAACCGGACCAGAAGGTGCAAAGAAGATAGGTGTTTGCGTCACGACTTTTGAAAGATATGCAAGAGAAGAGCTTGCGAAGAGAGGCGATAGGCATACCGTCAAAACTGGCAATAAAGTGCCGCCAAAGCCTTTGCCGCCAATGTTTGATGATTGCTTTGAACAATGGAAGCTCGGATTGCTCTCAGGCGAAAAGGCGGCTAGACAATGTGGGATATCACATACAACATTCCGTAAGTATGCAAATATCCGATTAAAAGAGATTGGAGAGCAGAGGAAGGGAATCCAGAGAGGAGTGATTCTTCCACCAAACTTTACAGATGTATATCTGGAATGGGAACAAGGAGATATTGGATACAACGAAGCCGCAAAGAAATGTGGTCTTGAATATTACACATTCAGATACTATGCAGAGAAAAGATACAATGAAAGGATGAACGCAGGAGTATTCCAATATTAAAAGAAAGAAGGGTTTCAAAGTGAAGAAAAATCGGCAAGTTTTACTGGCCGAAAAGTCAATTGCACCTACGCTTGCTTTTCAACTTGACATGACAGAAAAAGAGAAAAAAGATTTTCTCAAAGCTATGCGAACAATGTTTAAATTGAAGATTAAGCAGGAAATAAGACCAGAGGAAGAGCTTATGTATACTCTTACAAGGCAGAGGGAACTAGGAATGAGAAAGAAAAGAATAAAACTTTAAAGAAAAGAGGTTCAGTATGAACAAAGTAATTTTAATCGGAAGATTAACCAAAGACCCAGAGGTTCGCTATACACAGGGTCAGGAGACAATGGTGGTAGCCAGATATACACTGGCTGTAGACAGAAACCGTAAGCAGGATAACGGCCAGAATGCAGACTTCATCAACTGCATTAGCTTTAAAAAAAATGCAGAGTTTGCTGAGAAATTTCTGCAGAAAGGAACAAAGATTGCTGTTACTGGACGCATCCAGACAGGTAGCTACACAAATAAGGATGGACAGAAGGTGTATACAACGGATGTAGTTGTGGACGAGCAGGAGTTTGTGGAAAGCAAGAAGAATGCGCAGCCAGCTCCAGAACCAGCACCTGCAGGTGGATATGAAGGTTTTATGAATATTCCGGATAATGTGGAAGATGAAGGACTGCCGTTTAACTAAAAAAGAAGGGAGAGGTTTGAGGTGATTATTGTAAGACAAGATAGAAATGCTTTTTACAACTGGGACAATGTAGTTGACATTTACATTAACGGACTTTCAAAAACAGAAATATTATTAAAACACGTTAAAGGCTCAAACGAGTCGACTGATTACCCAATTGGCAAATATAAGAACGCAGAAAATGCCAAGGCAGCATTCGAGAAACTTATAGAGAACATTTTAAAAGAGATTCCACTTGTTGTTGTGCGAACCGATGAAGAAATTGAGAAAAGCATTCACCAGGAGGACAGAAATAGCAATTGAAAAAATATTTAAAAGAAATAAAAGAAGAAGCTACACTTTGCCAAAAGTACATAGATGAGTGCAATATATTCGCGCCTAAAAGTGAGTATGAAAAGCTTGCCTTGAAGATTGCTTCTAGCTGCGAACAGACTTTATCGGCACTTGCGGATGAAATCAAGAAAGGCGGATGGATTTCCGTTGAGGAAGCAATGCCAGAGGAACACGACAGTATATTTGCAAAGTTCAAAGGGACTGACAAGTGGTGCAATTCGTTTTGGGAAAAAAATTCAAACACCGTTTTAGTAGTACTAGTCAATAATCATGATGAAGATAATTTTGTAGTTGGAACAGGTAAAACCATTAACGGTGAGTGGACGACAGTACCAATGCTACTTAAAGACAGAATGCATGTTGCTTACTGGATGCCGTTTCCAAAATTTGAACCGAAGGAGGTTAAGTGTGAACAAGAATGACTTATCTAATGTGATTACGGATTCATTTAAGTCAAATGCCATTTTTCAATATGAAAATACTTGTGGAAAAACAGCTAAGATTCCTGCGACAGAAACAGATTTGAAAGCTTTGGCTACTTTAATGTCATCATTGCTAGATCAAGTGGCGCAGGATGACCCAGATATTTATAACAAATTAAGCGAAAATCCTAGTATTGATATAACTATCAAAGGCGAGGATTTATTAAAAGTTTTTGGTGGATTAACGGAGGTATAAAAATGTCAATGGTATCAAGCTACGCATTAAAGGATAAGAAGTGCATTTCGGTAAATATTTATAGCACTGACGCAGCTGTAATTCTTCGTGACTTCCTTATCAGGGTGGCTAGCAACAGGTTGGAAAAAAGAAAATTCAGCGAAGCAGAAGTGGCACTCCACGATGCAAACGAGCTTACAGCAGCCATGGAAGAAGCCTTTGAGGAAGAATCCAATGGATAAAGAAGGATGCTGCAGACCTAAAGTATGGCGCCAGTATATATTTGGCGATCAATGTTGGATAAGTTGCTTGCCACAGCAAAAGTGGCAGTTTAAGCGCGAGGAAGGAGGGGGAGTTACCATTTTTAGCGAAAAACGGCACATTTTGTTCCGAGTCGCAGCAGAAGATTTTGAGCAGCAGTGGAAGGAGGCGTAAACGATGAATAAACGGCAGAGAAAGAAACAGTTCAAGAAGATTCACGGCATGAACCCAAGGGATTATTTCATGAAAAGCGAAAATGCTCCGAATGCAGTTATATTTTTTGTTAATTCGAGTAAAATGATCAGACGATTATGCAAAATGGATGGCAAAACTTGGGAAATTTGTAGAGAGTGGTGGGGACAGTCAAATGAATAAAAGGCAGAGAAAGAAGCGGTTTAAGAAGCTTTATGGTATGAATCCAAAGCAGTATCAGCAGGCTATGCAATTGGTATCACTTGAAGAACCGTTGAAAAAAAATATGGATTTGGAAACAACTACATTTGCAGATTTGGGGAGTTGCCTTGAAAGAATTAAAGATGGACTGCAAAAATCAGTTTCTGCTTTGGGAAAATTGAGCTGTGAATCGTTCTATTTTTGGGTAGAGCAAATTGAAAAGGAGCTGAAAAAACGAAGATAAAAATGAAGTTTGAACGAATCAAAAGCACGACCTACTATTGCTGCCCGATTTGTGAAGAAAATTCTACTAACTGAGCGGAAATAGAAATACACTTTCATGAAGCTCATCAGGTTAGGGTTAACAAATTTATCCGCTGTGGCATCTGCGGACAAGGTTGGAGTGTAAGGAGATTTGGTGAAGAAGCAGCTCAAAGATTAGCGGAACAGTGCTGTCAAAGCCACATTGATGTTGGCAACGCGGATCAAATAGCAGCACAATCATATTTTGCTTCACATGGTTGTGTTGGATATGTAAAAAGTGTGGAAGGAGGATGTGAGGAAAAATGATTTTTGTATTTGAAAAAGATAAAAGAGAAATTCATTGCTATAGTGAAGTCGATTGTCTATATCTAATTGGAAATAAAGTGCACATTTGCAATGTGGTTGAAGAATACAGTTCGGAAGAAATGGCAAACAAAGCATTTCGCACCATTCGTTTTCGAATTGGTTGGGGATATGAAATTGCCCGTAGTGAAGGATCAGTTGCAGTTCACATGCCTACAGAATATGAGTTGAATAACGAGAAAAAACAGTTTGAAAATCCGCTGTATACAATTGCAGTATACCGCATTCCACGTGATGAGGAATCTTTTCGAAAATATCTAAAAAACCTCTTTGATGATATCCTAACAGAAGTAGATTACATTATACAGGGTGATACCGTAGAGGATTTAGAAAAAGAATTGAAAGATAAGCCTATATGGGATGGGAGTTTTTATACTCTTTTCGAAAATTTACGCTATGAAGACATTGCGAGTGGGGAATTTCACTTTGGAGAAATTAAGAAAGAAATTGAAAGATTTGAAAGGAAAAAGAAAAGAACATATTGCAAGTGGGAACAAGAGAAAGATGTATTTCATATCAAAACCAATTGCAGTAGCGATGCTATATCTATCGGGACTGATTTGTTGAGCAAAATCAAGTACTGTCCATGCTGTGGCAGAAAGATTAAGTTTATAGGAGAAGATCAATGAAAAATAGTCATGACGACGCAAAACTAAATAGCTTAATGGGAAAAAATGTAAGGGTGACATTTTTTGAAGGTACACAGTCAGTTGGAAAGCTTGAACGCGATTTTGATGGGAAATACAGAGTCGATAACTGGAGGTTTCGTAAGAGCCATATCAAGAAAATAGAGGTTGTTGATGAATAAATACAGCAACATTGCAAAGGCAAAAGCCATAGAGCAGGAGAATAAAAAGCGACTGCTGAAAATCAATCCCCAGCTGAACGATGAAAGCGGAATCTACATTTTGACCAGAAAGGATGAGAACGGTTTCCAGTTTGCGTATGTCGGGCAAGCCATGCACATACTTAGCAGGTTGGCAAGTCATATGGTTGGCTACAAACAGCACATAGACCTGAGCCTTAGAAAGCACAAACTGTATTCAGTGGACAATCCTTACGGGTGGAAGGTTGAATACATGAATGTTCCTATTGATCAGCTTGACGAACAGGAAAAGTATTACATCAGATTTTATGCAGAAAATGGCTATCAGCTTCGAAATGTCAGCCTGGGTGGACAAGGTGAAAACCGTTCAAGCGGAACTATAGGAGACAGAAAGCAACCTAGAAGCTACTTAGAGGGCATACAGCAAGGTAAGAAATCTCTAGCTAAGGAATTATCATCTATTGCTGAGAAACACCTTACAATTGCTGTCAAGCCCGAAAAACAGGGTAACAAGGTTTCAGAGCGCCAGAGAGATAAGTTTATGGAGCTTATCAGTGTTGAGAATTATGAGGAACCAGGAAAGGAAATGGCAGATGAGAGAAGATGATATTAGAACAATTCCAGATGGAAGTCATTTTTACTTTAAAAGATTTGAGTGGATTGTGTTGGACAATAACGTAGAGGGTGGAGTTCTGGCAATCATGGCATCCAGTTGGAATGGAGATGAGTATTGTTTTGATGAGGACTGTTGCAACAACTATGCAGAATCGAGTTTGCGTAGAAAGTTGCTTAGTGAACTGCTTCCCGTGTTGGGTGAGGATAATTTCATTCCTCATGAGGTTGACTTGGTAGCTGACAACGGTGACGATCGTTACGGCACAGTCAAGGACAAAGTATTCATCCTGAGTTGTGACGAATACAGAAAGTACCGCAAGAATGTTCCATTACTGCCTGAGTGGATGTGGACTTGCACACCTCGGTATATCACAGACACCGGGAGCAGTCGCGACGTTCGCCATGTGTACACGGGTGGTAGTCTGGACTACGACATTGCGGACAGCACGTATGGAGTTGCCCCTGCTTGTGTATTCAATCCAGAAAAAGTGAAAGTGGGATACACAATTCCAACGGTTGAGGAGAGAAGTAATGATTAACGAACAATTTTTACTGAGGAAAATCAATGAACAGTTAAGAGACATGCCGGAGGCGCGAAACAAAGTCAAACGCCTGATTTATTCTATGGATTGGGTAGATTCAATCAAGCTGCCAGAAGGGGGCTGCAACTATGATGAAAGTAAAGATGATTTCAGCCATGGTTATGTTGCTGGATATTATGATTGTATCAGCAAAATCAAGAAGCTGAATGGCTTAGGATGAAAACATGATTTAATTATAAAAGACACCGTGGGGGTTGGCTGCTGCAGCAACCAACTTCCTTAAAAATAAGTATCTAAGTAAGGAAGGAGAGAACACATGAAGATCTGGACAGAAAAAAAGCTTATTGAAGAAGGCTACGATATCCGAAACGCACAAATCAAAGGTGCGGAGCTGACAATGGAAAATCACGGTTGCATATCGTTTGATGTCGTTGTTGAAGGTGCAGGTTGGGGATGCGTTTTTGGCGGATATAGTCTCGGACACGGTTATCTGGGGGCAAAAGAATTTAGTGGCTATGGTCCGGGAATGGAATCCATTGCTAGAATAATGGATACAGTCGGAGTTACAAAGTTGAGTGATTTAGAGGGAAGATATATACGAACCGCAGTAACTGGAGATAGAAGATTAAAAATTATTGGAAATATAATCAATGATAAGTGGTTTGATATCAAATCATTCTTCGAGGATGCACAAGAAAATGATAATAAGGTATCAGAAGGGAGCAATAAATGAGTATTAAGCATATTATCTTATGCATCGAATTTGTATTTCTTGCAGTTCAAATCATAATGGCTAGAGCTGCATACAAATCTCCGTTAAAGTACGGAAAAACTGCTGAAATCGCGAATATTTTAGCACTTATCGTTATACTGCTGTGCAACATAGCAATCATAGTTTTAAATATTATGGGGTGAGGTGACACTAATGTTCAAAATAATGAGTCGAAACAAATACGATGGCCTAATCAGGGAGAATGCAGAGCTTAAAAATGCAAATGCAAATCTTGAAGATAAACTGGATCAGTTTAAAGCAGAAAAAGCTGTAAATAGCAAGTATAAATGCGGAGAATATTGTCGCGCTTGCGAGAATGGATACGAGATACCGAGCTATACCATAGGTCGTGATTACGGATGCTTACTGAATACAGAATGCGAATCCTTTGTAAAACGTAAAGAATGAGAGGAGTTGAATATTATGCAGATAATCAAGATTGCTTTATGTGTGGTTATGCTTTTAGCCCAGCTTCTGCACTACATAGGACCCAAAAGGACTAGAGCATTATTTGGAGCACTGTGGATTATCTCGCTGATACTTTTGTGGGGTTTGATTCTTTTATAACATTATGAGGTAAAAATGAAATTTATTGATTTTTTTGCAGGAATTGGAGGATTCCGTAGAGGAAGCAGATCATCAAAGTCGAAGAGGACGATGACGTTGCTTGCTACAAGAGAGCGATTGATGAGCTGGAAAGCTGGGCGAGGAGCCAGGAAGACGAAAACGCGAGATGCAGAACAGCATGAGGCGAAGTGATTGTGCTTTTCCGTGCGGAAGATGTCTCTGCAACCATTGTGCAAACAACGTGGAAACGATAGACAACTGTACTGGAGAAGCAAAAGAACCTTGCTTCGTTTGCGACGAGTGCAGATGGTACGACGGAGACACAAAGCACAAGGATATGTGGAGGCAGGAGTGCGGAGAGTATATCGTGACGAATGAACACGCAGAACGCTTGCGAAGAAAATTGAAATTGATAACAGGAGGACGCACATCATGAAAAATATTGCAGTTATGACACAGAAGGGCGGAGTTGAAAAGACGATGAAGATGTGCTTGTGTGGTTTGAGTATTTCCGATTCGGAGAATATCAGAGACTTTTCCAGATGGCAGGCATCGGACGCACATGGAGAGGCAAGTGGTCAGGGTTCGTGAATGGTTCGAGTGGTTGGAGAGATTTGAGAATTATCGCATGGCAGCCATTACCGGAGCCATACAGAGAGGAGCAGGAAAACAATGGCGAAGAAAATGAATGACGAGGAGAT